GCGAAGTTTTGTCTCACCTCAGTCTCAACGTGCTTAAAATATTTTTCTGTTTGAAAGTAACCACGGAAATCAACACTGCGATTGAACGGAATATTATGTGCTATTTGTTGATAATTAAACCCTTGCTCATTAAGCAATAAGTCAGGTTCAATCTGACCATCTTGGACTGAACCCAATTCAAAACACTCTGACATTAAGGGTATCCCGGAAAGGTGGCAAATGGGATTGTGTCCTGATGCTCTAGCAGATCCTAACACGGCGGCATACTGAAACATTGAGTTTCCTAGACGACCATATCGGCCGAGCATATTAAAACTGATTGTTTTTGTCATGTTGTAAATACCGAAAACTTTTTCTTGTGCTGTAGAGGAGTTCTTGTTAACTTCTCCCACTTGTTTTTCGTATTTTTCGAGTCTGCTTGATAGAAAAATGGAATGTGTGGAGAGTAGACATTAAAGTGCGGTTGAACATGATATGCAAAACCGACATCGAATGGTCTGTTTAGTTCATAGATCCAATGTTTGCCCACCTCGATGACCTTTTCGCATATTCGTTTATTTAAGTATAGAATAGAGTGCGTGGCAAAAACTCTCTCGACCCGCATCCATCCGTTTCCTACATCCCGTGCTGAGTATCTACCATCTCCATGTGATGTGCCAAGGTAAATCGCATCTGCATCATCTGGGACATTATCAAGATTATATGTAAAAACAGATTCCTCAATTTCCACATCGTCCTCTAGGATGAGAAGTGGGAAGGAATCTGTTTCCTCGTATATTTTAAAATGTGATTCAGCACAATTTCGGTAGTGTTCTTCCCCGGCGATCACGCCTTCGTGTGGATCAATACCTGTAACTGCGGAAAAACGGGAAGCATTTTTAAACCCAACCCGATCACATAGTTCTTCCATCATTTTATTTTTTTCCGTGTCTGAGTCAACATTGACCCATCTCACGGTCACATCACGAAGATCAATTTTCATATCAAAGTTATCTCGACTTTCCTATATGGTATTTAGGACACAACTCCCAATCATCCCTCTCCGAGTATTTTAAAATTTTAATCTTGTTGATTGGAGCAACTGGTTCTGAGCAAGAATCTGCATCAACGATGTTAATCAGTCCCCATTCACCAAGCAAACCAACAATTGCATTTCTTCTACCACGATCTTCCTCATCAAAGTCTGATCTCAGTCCATCAAGTGCAAACAGTTCTTTGAAGTGAACAATATAATACTTTCCTCTTTTGTGAAGTATATGACAGGACTGATACAACTTTTTATCTTTTCTTGAGGCGACCCCTATTCGTGTGAGGGTCTCCTTGACTTTCAAAAAGTCTTCATCTGTGTTGAGAGTAATCTCAACCAGATCTTCTATTTCTATCTTTTCACCCATGTGTAATACCTTATTCTAAAAATCATTATGATTCCCCTTTATGTAGGGTAATAAGGTATTCCACTTGCTTATCAGTGAGAAGTCGTAGTGCCTCCTCTGCTTTTTGATTAGAATATCCGTAGTGTCTCTTCACTGCCTCCAACTGGTCCGATTCTTTATTCTTATTCCACTTTGAAAATCTCTTTCTTTTCCGGATAGAGTTAATAAGATAATGATATTGCATTCTGGGATCAATCCCTGAATGCATATTCATGTTGTTTGCCTGTAGAATCGTGTCAGGAAAATAAGATAAGCACTTATTAACAACAAAAGGAACATACTCCTTCTGCGTCACTTCCGGAAGGTTTTCAAATATGTCTTCTTTATTATAGTTTATCGAGTTGAGAACTTCAGATAGATTCATTTAAAGTCACATTCTTTGTAGTCGCCATTAGTATATCATTTTCTTGGTGTCCGGGCAAGAGGTACAAATCATAATTTGGATTGATCTCCAAAAGTTTATTTTTCAGTTCTTGCATATTCACCCTCATGTATCCGTTGATAATGTCTCTAACATCGTCTATCAGTATAGTGTGAGTATTCTTTTTTAATTTCTTTATTTGATCCAGTTCCTCATAGAGTGGACATATTTGATTATTAGAAAGAAACGTATCTCCTCCACTATAGTGTGCATCTAACCAGAAAAAAAGATCTCCATCCTCATCATGACACATCTCATATAAGCGATCTGAACTTGAACCATGATAGAGAGTGACTCTTTCCTCATCAGAAAATCTCTCATAACATTTGTCATACAGATCTTTTCCCGCCTCAATACTTTTAACTTTAGTAAATCCAATATCAAGGGCACGGGCGACTGTATCTCCGTGCCAAGATCCTGTTTCGATAAAGCAACAGTCTTTATTCTCAAGATTGAATAATGATGTCAATACATCTGTTTCTATACTCATTTGAAATCACACTCCATCATAATAGTCGTAAGACATGCCGTAAGGTTAATCTCTGCATCCGCGACAAACGCTGCCTTGTATTGATAATCTGCAAGAATCAGAACAGCACTTGGGATCGACTGTGGTTGCATCTTATCATAAAGACAATCATAGATCTTTCGGAAAATCAAAGTCTGGTCGTTGTGAATATTTGCAGTCACCCATTTGCGGACATTAGTGAAGTCCTTAGCAGAGAGGTGCTTCATTAATTCATTGACTTTGACATCACCGGACTCGGAAAGGACACCAACATCAATATCACCCCCAACAGAGTATCGCTGACACTCGTTTAGGATTCGTCGCCAGTCGGGGGCATATCTTGTAATAAGTTTTGCAAGAACTCTTTCATCGAAACCAACACCCTCGGCATGGAGAATACCACTGAGTCTCTCCATGAACGCGGGCATGACCTTGCTCTTTGCTACCTTATCAAACCGGAAGTCGATAACAGTGCATCGAGAGTGCAGTGGTTCGATGATTCGATTCTTGTAGTTACAAGTCAGAACAAATCGACAGTTCTTTGAGAACTCTTCGATAAAACCACGAAGTGCAGGTTGCGTGGACTGTGCGTTTGAATAATCAAACTCATCTAAGATCACTACCTTTTTATTATCAGATAAAGAAACTGTGCTTGCAAAGTTTCGGATCTTGGTTCGGAGTGTATCGATGTTTCCATCCTCCGAGCAGTTAATCACAATAGAATCACAACCAAGTTCATCACACAACGCACGGGCAACAGTCGTTTTACCACAACCCGGACCACCGGCGAGTAAGAGATTCTGCATCTCTCCACTCTCAACGATTTGCACAAAGGACTTTTTCAAGTCCTCTGGCAGAATGCAATCTTCAACTGTTCGGGGACGATACTTCTCAACCCAAAGGAATTCTTCTGTCTTCATATCAACCATTGTATACGGAATCCGAGTCCAGTGCAATATAGTAAGTCACATCAATGTCGGAATGCTCAAACCGACTCACGACACGATCAGAAATCGAAACAGAATAATCACCGGGAAGCAACTTAAGATATTCACTCTTAAGATACATCTTAAAACTAGCGTCTGGTGCTTCATCCGAAACAGAGATCGAGTATCGGTTCGTGGTTGGATCGGTCTTATCAAGAGACAAGATATCAATCGAACCATCGTTGTCTGTGATACACAAATCAGGAAGACGAAGAACAGCGGATGCTCTCTGTAGTTCAACAAATTCTCTCTGCGAGAGATCGAAGTGAACCACGGTATCCGGCATCACAAACTCCTTGTCCGGACGACAACCCTTGACTAGTTTCGGTTCCGCGTAGTGATAGACAACATTAGTAGAATCACTAGAAATCGTCACATGATTTTCGTGGAATGTGAGGGAGGGATCCTCGAATAAAGATAGAGTCCCGAGGAACTTACTTAGATCCCAGATTGCAAACTCAACCGGAAAATCCTCTTCAAACTTTGCTTCCACCATGATATTCTTCATGGGTGAAACAGTTACTTGGTCCCGACCCGGAACAATATGCAGGTTAGAATTTATTGTGTTAAAGTTCTTAAGAATTTCGATTGATTGTTTTGAAAGTTTCATTGTAGTTTCACTGGTCATAGTCGCCATAATATTCCTCATACTCTTCGGGTGTCAACCCACCGTTGACAACATCCCGAATGTTCTTTTTCTTACCGTGCCTTATTTTACGCTTTTCGTTTTTTCTGGCACTTTTGTAATATCCATGATAATCAAGGTCTTCAAAACGACCGGTCTGATTATCACCACGATTAGTCTTTTTCTTTTTCATACGAAATCACTTACTAGATCCGTTAGGTTTTCCAACTTCTTCTCCAAGAAGTAGTTCGACACAGAAACATAAAGTCCAGCACCCGGACGCATTTTAGTTTCTTGCCTTTGGTTATCCTTTCTGCTCTTTTCATTCTTGTATGTTCTGATGATTTCTTCTCTTAGTGTATCAGGAATACAAGTAAAGTCAACTAGAGTTTGGTTACGATTCCAATTTTCCATTTCGGACAATTTACCGTCCGCGATCATTTGCATCATTTTCTTTTTGCCGACTGGTTTCTGCCGCTTACCTTCGACAATAAAGGTATCATCCTCGGACAAAATATTAGGAATGCCGTCAGAGGCATCTCCCTTAAGAATATGTTCGAGAAGGAAGTCCTTGGGACAAGTGCAGTCGAGAATCTCTTTCTTGATTGGACTGTATTGCTTAATTGAAGGATATCTTTGCAGTTGCATGAAGTCCTTGTCGTTAGACAAAATCATAATCTTTTCATCACAGTGAAACTGCTGACAAACTACTGCGATGATATCATCTGCCTCCGCACGGGGGACTCTAAGTTGCATCCAAGGAAATACCTCGTCGATTTCAGAAAGATAGTTTTCAAAGTAACCGAAGACGGTTCCCCAGTCGTGACTATCATCCTTTGTCTTCTTTCGGTTTGCCTTATAGTGCGGGAAAATATCCTTTCTCCACACATTCGATGACTCAAGACAGAGAACTACCTCACCGTATTCGTCTTTGAATTGCTTTCGATACATGCGAATTGTGTTAAGGAAAAGATGTCTCAACATCCCCTCGTCCAACTCGTCACTAAACTTTCGATGAACAAAATACGAGGCGAGAAACAACTGGTTTGTATCTAGAAGAATCATTTAAAAAACTTTCATAATCACGGTGTTTGCATTGAGTCTACCATTCGGACTCTTAATCATACTGTGCTGTGAGTTCCAGACCTTATCAAGTGAGGATTGATTTTTAATTGTCTTGATGACATCCTTTGGTCGCTTGATGGTTCGAGACTCGGACTTGTCCTCATCAAAGTTCTGAATGGTCGTTCCCTTGATCGAGAGAGTTTGTCCTGCACATGCATAGTATACACTAAGAGTGTTATACTTGGTATTATAAACAACGACTTTTGTAGAATCTAATATGTTAATGGGATCAACACTTTTAATTCCAAACTCTTTTGATTGCTTTTCGTATTGTACCTTTGCAACAACCTTCTTTGGATCGGTCTTTCTCTTCTTACGAACGGTCTTGTTGTCTCCGTGGTATCTAAGACAGTCCGAGACAAGATCACCCATAAACTTGTGAAGGTTCTTTTGTTGTCTTTTGCCAAGGTAAGAATATCCCTCCATGAGTTGCTTATCTTCTCCCTTAACCAACTCGTCAAGTTCTGCTAACGCTGGTGAAAAAACAAGTGCGAGCATCTCCGCCTGCTTGTATCCAACCTGCTTTCCCTTCAACCATTGATAAATTTTTACCTTTTTGTGGTCATCGGTTTTATTCATAATAGACTGGTTGGCATCGTCACAAATTTGCATGAGTTCACCTGCAAGTTCAGTAACTTGATTTTCCATTCTTTCTTTCGGAGAAATAACAACCTTATCCTTGGTGGACTCTTTTTTAGTCTTACCAAGTGCGATCAATCTTTTGATATGCTCATCTACGGTTGTCGTTAGTTCCGGTACTTGCGGGAATCCGCGAGAAAGCATCCGACAGTAGTGTCCGTATGTTCTGAATTCTTTGAGTGGAGACCTTTTTGCAAAATCAAGATCCTCTTTTGTCCAAGAACTTTTCTTGTCCTTCATCCAGTCAAGAGTCCACTTCTTATAGTTTCTCTTGTCAGATCGAGTGACATACCAGTTAATGGACTTTAGAATATCATTGGCATCAAAGTCTTCCTCACTCCCAGTCCACTCTGGTTCTGTTCCATACGCTCTATCAATATACTTTTGTTGATTTTTCACTTTATTCACCGTAAGTCTTCCATGCTGTAGCAACCATGTCTTTCAATGTATATGTTGGTTCCCAACCAGTCAGACTTCTGAACCTAGTTGAGTCAGCAATTAGTAATGCAGGATCACCTGTCCTTCGTGGTTTATGTATCACATCAAGTTCTCTGCCTGTAACAGAAACAAAACTTTCTACAATATTCCAAACGGAGTGTCCGGTTCCTGAACCAAGGTTATAAACACCATCGATATCATTATCAAGTGCAATCATGTGTGCGGAAACAATGTCCTCTGGATGAATATAATCACGGACACAGGTTCCGTCCTGTGTGGGATAGTCGGTTCCATAAACATAAATTCTACCATTATTATTCATGATACCAGACATGAAACGAGGAAACACATTTTCTTTTTCTTTCCACTTAGGATCTGTTACCCTACCAGAAATATGAGAACCTGCTACATTAAAATATCGAAATGATGTGTATGTGAAAGCGGGAATCGCCTTTGACATTTGCTTCAAGACAAACTCAGTCATTAGTTTAGAATTGCCATAAGCGTTGATTGGTTGACACGGCGTGGTTTCTACAATACTACCTTCGCCTGTAGGCGAACCATAAACGGCAGCAGTGCTTGAAAAAATAAAACGATGGATACCGTTTCGATGTAGTTTACTTAAAAACTTTATTGTCTTTGCTGTATTATTTTCAAAATACTTTAGAGGATTCATCACCGACTCTGGAACCGAGATGTCCGCAGCAAAGTGCATGACTGCCGTTGGTTTTTCGTTTTGTAGAATGCCATCGACCCAAACGTCGTTGTCGATATCACAACAATGAATGATGGGTTTGTTCTTTCTTCTAGAGAATATCTTTCTTAGATTTTCACAAGAATCTTTATCTCTATCAATGACTATTACTTTTCTTCCTGATGATAGTAAGGACATAACAGCATGTGAACCAATATACCCTGCACCACCAGTGACCAACACTGTTTCATGTTTCATACAAATACTCCTGTAAACCAAGAGGGGACTGGTCCGTCTTTCCACTTGGCGAAATATGCTTTCTCACCATTATAGTAATTTTGATAAGACTTTACTACACAGTCTACCTTATACTTATCAGGCATACATGTGGGGTGCTTAGTAAGTTCGCCGAGGGGGAGGTATGGTCGGTTACATCTACACCACTGGATAACTTCCTCCGACTTGTGTGTTTTTCCATACCGACGAGTATACTCTGCACACAAACCGAGTGCATGGTTTACCAACCAGTCGTAGTTTTTGTCAGTTTCACGAACCCATTTCGTGCATGGATGATTATAAAAAGAACGCTTATATGGTGCTACTCCTTCCGGATGCACGGCACATAGCATTTGAGCAGACTCTAAAATCATTTTTACGACATGCTTATCACACGCCTGTCGTGCTGCTTCATATGGATTTTTATCTAATACGAAGATGTTCATACAAGTAGTATACCCCACAGTCGATCAACTGTCAAGTGCTAAACTGAATCAGTAATTGGTAATCAATATTTCGTAGGACTCTTTGCACCCACCCTTTGATTTCATAGAATATCTCCATGTTGGGGTATGGATATTGTAGTCTTTATAGAGTTCCATCAGTTCGGGATGATCGTTGTACGAGATCGCCCACTTTCCAGTCATATCTTTTACCTTATTGTAAAATTGCAAATGATCAAAATCTTTATGGGTGCTACCTCGGTCACCGTAGAGTGTTGAGTTCTCTAAAAGATACGGTGGATCCATATAGGCAAAAAGATTTTTATGCTTTTCCATAGATTCATTAAAGTCTAGGCACTCAACTGTCACCGTGCCGCCAGACCCAAAAAGTCCACCTAGTGAAAAATTCTTTAACTTTTCTATACATCTTGGGTTCCAGTTTTTCTGAGAGGGAGACATGCCCCCGGAGAAAGTAGTTCCAGAGAAACTGGTTCGGTTCAGAACATAAAAATGTGCTGCTTGCTCCAGTGGACTCTCTAATTTATCATATTCTTTTTGCATACGATAAAATTCCTCCTTGGGCAGAGGAATCGGAAACTCTAGAATCCGTGCGTGTAATTCTTCTTTATGATTAAGAACATGTTGCCAGAAGTTTACCAATGGTTCAAAAATATCATACCCATAAACATTGATACCATTAGATGCGAGATGCCACTCTAAAGATCCACCACCAAAAAATGGCGAAACCATCTCAGTGATATCGTCTGGGAAGTATGGCATCAACGCACTGATGGCATATGACTTTCCGCCGGGATAGCGGAGCAACGATTTTGATTTTTGACCTTCTTGCATTATCCAGTGAGTTTACTAAAGTTACCCTTCTTCACGAAGGTAATCTGATTATCAAATTTATCTACAAGTTGATCGGACTTGTGACTGATCACAAACACATTCGTGTTTGCACTGAGAACACTCATTAACTTCAAGAACTCATCCGTTCCAACCGTATCCAGTGAAGAGTCGAATACCTCGTCTAGAATGAGTAGATTAGTATTTGCACTGTTTTTGAGACGAGCAATCTCTCTCCAAGCAAGGAGCAGGGCAAGATCTATTCTCATTTTTTCTCCCTCTGAAAAGGACATGTAACTAAATTGATCTCTATGTCTGCTCTTGATTGTTTCGTTAAAGTTTTCATCCAAAGTAAACTGTGCGAAGAATCCCATGTCGGTTAGATACTTATTGATTAGTTTGTTCATGACCGGTAGGTAATGTCGGATGATCTTAGATTTAATTCCAGTGTCCTTTAAAAGATTACCAACCGCACCAAGAAGAACAGCGTCTTCCTTGAGTTGAACCTTCTCATCTCTGGTATCCGCCATCTCCTTTTTATATTTCTTCAAAGTGGTGGCGTTTTCAGTTTGATCTGTTTCACTGGTCTTCTTCTGGATGTCTGCGATTTCTTTTCTTAGTTTAGTCGAATACTTTTTACTCGATTCTACTTCACTTCGCTTCTTCACAATTTGATCATGAACCTCTTTCGCTCTAGCGGAGTATTCTCTCAATTCGTCGAGTGCTTCGTTCTTCTCTTGAATCTGCGTGGCGATGTCATCAAGACCATTGGATAATTCTTCCCGCTTTGTTTCAAATTTATTAATTAGTTCTGTCTTGACAACTTCCGGAACACTTTGTGTGCAAGTCGGACACTGATCCATCTTCTCCATGTCTTCGATCTTCTTCACATTCTTATCATGTGTTTGTTGAATGATCTTCCTCATATTTTCATACTTTGATAGATCGGATTTTACTTTATCAACTTTTCCTGTTTTATTGATAAGATCTGACTGCTCTTCAAGCAGTGCGTCCACGTTCTTTTCATACGATTCAATGGTTGATTCTGTGAGTTCAAGTTCTTCTGTAAGCGAAGACACCTTACTGTCATCTTGTTCTTTTAAGGAGGCAATATGACTCTCTAACATAGAGATTTTAGACTTGAGAAGTTCTGCTCTAGTTTCAAGATCTTTAATTTCTTCTTTCTTAAGAGAGACTCTTGTTTTAAGGACAGTATTCATGTCGGAAAATACTTGAATATCCAGAACATCCTCAATGACCTCTCTTCGATCAGCAGCGGACAACTGCATGAATGGAACAAAGGAGGAACTACCGAGAATCACAACTTGAGTAAAAGACTTATAGTTCATCTTGAGGATGTTCTCCTCAAGCATTTTCTGATAGTCCTTCGCTTTCGCATTTTGATCAATCAATTCTTTATTTTTATAAATTTCAAATACCTTTGGTTTGACCCCTCGATGAACAACGTAATCATCTTCACCAACGGAGAAATGAACCTCAACGTAACAATCTTTTTCATTAATAGAATTTACTAGTTGTGGGATGTTAATCTTTCTGAATGGTTTACCGAACAGAGCAAATGTAATAGAATCAAGCAAAGCAAATGATTTACCATGCCCATTCATCCCAGAGACCAAAGTGGTCTTGTGTCTGTCTAAGTGGATTTCAGTTCCATTATTACCAAAGGAACCAAAGTTCCTGAATCTCACTTTATGAAATCTAATCATTTATTTCCGCAACCCTTACAACCGCCTCCGCCCTTCTTTTTCTTTTTATCGCAGTCAGGGCAACCGCCTTCACTTTTTTCCTCTTTCTTCTTATATGGAAAGGCGTTGTTTAGCATCCTTTGTCTTTTACGACAACCAGAGCAACCTTTCTTTTTTCTAATCCATTCGATTTTTGTTACATCACCTATTTTAGTGATAATTTTTTCTACGGTGTCTCCTAGACCCTCTGATTCTTCTTCACTCATTGTGATATTGCCTCCATGTATATTTCTTGAATGAGTCTTTTTAGTCTTGCTGTATTCACGCCTTCAATAGTGGAGTAAAAGTCCTCCGCCTCTTTGTAAATTAAAGACAATGTATCTAGTGACATATCTGCAACATCAGTGTCCTCGACTAACGACTCTTCATTCTCTACGATAGTGACGCTACCAACTTTTGCGTCATAAAGATTGTCTATGAATGTATCAAACTTAGTTTGACTCTTTTTCTCATCAACAAAAACTTTGATAAACTTATTTTCATACTCAGACAGATCATCTATATCGGTGTTGTCTTTATAATTAATATGTAGGAACATTTTTTCTGGGTTTTCTATGAACTCTAAGTCACCAGAATCGGTGTCATAAATATAAAACCCTTTAGACTCATATAGATCAGAAAATGTGATTTGATACGGGGTTCCCATGTACCGGACATTATTCTTATAATGTTTCATATGAAAATGACCAGACCAAACCTCATCAAATCTTTTCAACAGGTTGTCGCTCATCCCACCGTCAAACTTAACACCACGAAGAACCTCATAACCAGAAAGTTCAAAGTGACCACACATGATATCTGCTTTACTATCTTTTAAGAAATTATCACATTGCTCTTTATTTTCTTTGTTTATCCAAGGGACCATACCAAATGTTTTTCCACCGAGACATATGTCCGTGGGTTCATCAATAGGGATAAAACAATCATACCTCTCACCAAACAATTCAGTAAGTGAGTTTACTTGATTTGTATTTTTATAATATGTGTCGTGATTGCCAATTAGGCAATACATTTTCATGTTACGTTCTTGAAGTCTTTCGATAAAACGTTCTCTGACCTGATTGAGTGTATTAAAGTTAACAAACTTGCGACGATCCATAAGATCTCCCAAGTGCAACACAGTGTCTATGTTTTGTTTTTCACACTCTGGTAAAAATTGATTCTCAATAAAACCAAGAAAATAATCTAAGAACTGTTGCGAGTCATTTCTCGCACCAAAGTGGGTATCTGTTAAAATAGCGATTCGCATTTATCATCTCCGTCAGTCTTTTTCTTTTTAGAGGACTTCTTCTTTTTAGGAGAGAAGTTATCTATATCTTTTGATGTAAGTTTGAAAAATTCTGCGTATGGGTTACCTCTTGTCTTTTCCGGATCGAGAAAACGGGCAATATCACCCATGTGATCAGCAGACTCTACAATTCGATACTTGATATAGTTTTGCTTTTTCTCTTTTTGGATTCGACGAAGGAAGGCATAATAGATGATTTGTGTAAAATATGAAAATGGATTTTTTGATTTCTCAGGATCAAAATTACTTGCGTACATCAGACAATTTTCAATAGCGTCCCCTACCATTTCTTCCCTATATGGATAATTGATAAAGTTTGCTCGTAGAGACAGACGTTCTGCTATAAGCAGAAAACACTCACCGATATACTCGGTGACCGGTGGTTTATCTTCGCCAGAGTTTTCTGCTTTTTTGACTTCCTCTTTCCACTCAGACATCGCTTGTAGAAATTTTTGGTTGTCAACATAATGACTATCTTCTTTACTCATGTTATGCCTTTTCTTTGTTTAAGTATATCACATACAACTAGAATGTAAAGGGATTAAGAAAGATAATCTTCTGGATTTGGTGACCAGTCAATATAACTAGTCCCATAGTTTGGATTGTCCTCATCAACTATAAGTCTTTCTTGTGTTTTTTCTTCTATGATATTTTCTATTAATTCTTCTTGTTCTTCTTCAAGTTGTTCTTTGATCATATCTTCAATATCTTTAGGATCAATGTTTTTGAACTCGTTTTCAATATTTCTAAGCATTCGATCTAACCCCTCTTTGTCTTTTTGTGAAAAAAGACCAAAGGCATTACTCGCCGGAATCTTTCCTCCGTTATCATCAAGATTTTTTTGTTGATCATATGTTTGAATGACATCTGGACTTGGAGTAAAAATACCCAAGATAAAATCTTTTTCAAGTTTAACGGCGTTCACTGTGGTGGACTTCAACCAATCAACAAGGATAAGAGTTTCATGCTTTCGTCCTAGTGCGTCAATGAAGTGCATATATTTAATCTCCATTGGTCGATCTATTTTAATATGAGATTTAGAGTTTTCTACTAACTCTGCGACAACACTATCACCGCTTCTTAACTTAAGAACTTTGTAGTTTTTCGCCATGAAAATCCTCCTTCAGATTGAGTTTGATAACCTTGTGTTCAAAACCCTCTCCGTCGTAAATCTTGAGGCGGTCCTCGAAGTGACGAAGGGTATGATTCTTGTATTTTTTCCATGAGAGGTCATCTGCAATATCGTAAAGTTTTGCAACATCTTTATGCTCCGACTTCCGCAACTGACGACCGATGCTCTGTAACACTCGAATCCTACTTTTGGACGGTGAAGAGAACACAATATTATGTAGTCTTTTGATGGAGACACCAGTGCTAAACGTTCCATAGGATGCAATGATGATAGCGTTGTCTACACCCTCTGTTATACTTCGGACCTCTTCTCGCATGTCTGCATCTGTTTTACCGTAGATAAAAAAGATCTTTTTATTTGGGTTTTTTTCTTGCATTATCTTGTGTAACATTTTACCATGCTTTTCGACGAACTGGAATAGTACGAGCGTATTTCCTTTGAGGTTCGAGCATAAATCGCATATAAACCTGTTTCTCTCATCGCAACGAACAATGTAGTCTATCTCGTCTTGATAAGCACATCGCTTCATCTCATCACGAACAGACTCGCTGTGTTTTAACAGTATAGCATCTATCTTCAACTCTGACAAGAGTTTTCTTTCCATCAACGTTTTTGTTTTTGTGACCTGATGAACGGGACCAAACAATCCTTCAATGACGAGTTTATGTGTAAGAGATCCATCTAGAGTTCCGGTGGTTCCAACTCGGACAGGACAGTTTTCTAATTTGGTCATAATGCCGGTGAGAGACTTCGCCTTAAACAAGTGACATTCATCACCAAACACCGCAGCAAACTTGTCAAAAAATTTCTTGGGTTGTTTGTGGATGCTCTGCCATGTTGAAATAATCACTCGACGCTTGATATCATCTTTCGGAACACCTGCCATGACTTTGTGACAGTTTTGATCAACTTTCCATGTGGATCCACTGGCGTAGTCTGCAAAGTCAGAATATAACTGAGACACCAGACTGGTGGTAGGAACGATGATGAGAATCTTTCTATCATTTTCTATTTTATCCAAATGGTAACGCATTAGTGCGTAGATGATTAGACTCTTACCAGAACCCGTTGGAGACACTAGCAACGCTCTGTCGTTCCGTAGAGCGTGCGTAACGGCGTTCACCTGATGTTCATGTGGTTTGATTGGTTTGCCACCTATGGAGAGTTTTAAATGATCTTCCATATATGACTGAACCGTAGATTCAGTGAATCCATTTTGTTTTCTGGCTACGGTTTTTACCTTGTATCCACGTTCCGAAGCGAAGCGAATAACATATTTCTCAAGACCCGCATAGATCATTTGAGAGAACATATTGTATAGTTTAATCTGACCGTCCCATATCCGTTTACGATACGCGGGCATATAGGCGTGACCGGGAACTTTAAATGTGAAGTAATCAGAGAGTTCTTTTGCAACTCCCCTCTCACATCTCACTCGTATATTGACAGAATCAACATGTTCTATTAAAAGTTCACTCATCCCTATATTTAGGGATTATTGACCTCCTAAGAACTTTTTCCAATCAATGGCGTTGCGGATCTTATTGTGGCGGTAAGTGATTTCCTTGACAGTTGCATCAAGGTATGAGCATAGTTCTTTATAATAACAAACCTGCTCCTGTAAGGCAATCAGATCCTCATCACCCTCCATATAAATTGCAATATCTTGCTTGAGAATTTTTAGATTAAAAGGTTCCCATCCTAGTTTGGCAAGAACTTCCTCGTCCATTTTTCCTGTATAATATTCCCATTTTGCACGGCGTAACCTCTTGAACTCGTTCTCTTTTCTTTCTAGAATGAGTTTCGCGTCCAAGTAGAGGTTCAAATATTTATTATGCAGTTGGGGTAGTTTTAACGACTCGCGGTCGAGTTGGGTCTCATCGATATCACAATCCTGTAAGACCATCTGCTTTATGTTATTGAGATTCATAGTGTAGTCCTAATACTCTTTCCCTTTTCCCTCGTTGACACTCAGAGTCTACACGGGTTTTGAGTTAAGTCAAGAAGAAATGGGAGAAAATCAGATTTTTCTGACTTCGTAGTAATCGTAGGCAAAAGTGGCGGTGGTCTCAAATGGTGTTAGTTCAGTGATGCTACTGTCAAACTGAAAACCATTGATTCTAGTGGGGAACATATTCCGAAAGGTCACTTCTACGTTTGGTCGCATGGAACTATTTGTAATAATGAGAGTCCCATCACAGAAATGATCCTTTATACTCGTATCAAAATCTAAATGATCATCAACTACGCTGGTGCGTTTGATCCAATCGGAGATCTCTCTCCAGTTGCTCATATCCTCATCTACAAGGAATGATAGTTCAAGATCCTGAAAACCTAGTTTGTTCGCTGGATGTTTAATTGACGAAAAACGGTTCGGTTGAATAAGAGCAGAGTCGTACCCAAAATCTGGAAGATTTGCTTTTGTAATAAAATATGTCATCTTGGGCAAGGCGGAGAGAACAAACTGAAAATACGTTGGGTAAATATAGTTCTGGTTTGTTGGTTGCCTATCAAGAACAGATTCCTTTGCAAGTTTCTCTCTACCAGAGGTAAACCCGTGGATTAAATTATTACCTTCAAATGGATTTGATCTTGTCATACAAGTATGTATGTAATGAAACAGGGAGAGGTTTTACCCTCTCCCTGCTTCGTTCAGTTTATCCTAACTCAGTATCAGTGAGTGTAGGCAGATGCCTGACCATGTAGTTTGTCTACACGGAAGATTCTGTAGTATTGGTTACTACGAACTGCATCAGAACTGTTTGGATCAGAGCGATCTACTCCACCACCCGAGACGAATGGGTTGCTGACCATGCCGTAGCGAGTCTTGAACCCGATCTTGGGTTGGAAGGTCTGCTCACCAACCGCACGAACCATCTGGAGTGGAACGTATGGGCAGTAGAAGAGTCCTGCGTCATAGGGTGAAGTACCTCTATAACCGATGCAGCAGTAGTCCTTACCAATGGTGGAATAAGGATCAACATAGACCTTGATGTTACCATTGAGAGTACCGATGAAGGTGTTTGCGGTATCATCAGCATAACCGGGAACCTGTGGGGTTGGGGTTAGGTTGAGGAATCCACTCATTGCAAGAGCGGAAGCAACGTCGGAGGAGGTAATAAGAATGTTACCCTTACCACGACGAGTTTCCTTAGCAATGGTGTTGCACTCACGCTCGATCTGATAGACGAGACCACGGAAGCGTTCCGCAGACCAACGACCATCGGAGTCGAGTTCGAGGTCATACACACCACCAACGCCGTCAGACGAGGTGGGGACGTTAGGATCAGCAGCACCGGAAAGACCACCAAAGTGAGTGGTTGCCGAATCGGATCCGGGAAGCGATGCACCAACGTTTTGACCACCCTTGAAGAAGAGGTCTGGTTGCTGTGCGCCGAGTTTAGCAGTCTTGTAAATGGTACGGACTACTTCACGGTTGATTTCGCTAAGAATCTCAGTGCTGAGAATGTTAGCGAGTTCGGTTTCGGCATCTAGACCGTGAACTGCCTTGAGATCCTGAGCGAGTTCAGTGGTGTATTCTGCCTTGAGGGCGCGAGTCTTAGCGGTAACAGACTGACGATCAATGACGAATGCCATCTCGTTGAAGTTACCATCGTCGAGTTGAACACCACCGAGTGCTTCAGCACGGGCAGTTGACATACCACCATTAACGAGATAATCAGCAGTGTTGTCGCCATAAGTCTCGGCAAGTAGTGGGTCAGTACCCTGTGCGGCAGTGCTACCGTGAACAACGCCGTTGTTACCAGTTGCACCGAATGAGGTGGGTGCCTCGTTGAAGAGTGCTTCACCGCCGCCTTGCTGCTTGAAGTTTGCCTTCATGGCAAAGATGAGTCCGGTGGGAGCGTTCATTGGTTGAACACCACAGACATCATATGCCATTAGGTTTGGCATCGCACGACGAACGAGCGAGATAAGCACTGGATCGAATCCAGCAACGCTGCTAAAGTTACCATCGGTGTTAGCACCACCGGCAAGACCCGAACCAAAGTTGGAGGGTGCTGCTTCCTTAAGATACTGCTCTTGGTTCTCTAGAAGAACGGCAGTGATATTTTTCCGATAGTCGTCAGAAATTGTGGGCATGTCAGCGTGTTCAATAACGGGTGCCCACTTCTTTCTGAGTTGTTCGGTAACGAATTCTTTCTTTTCCATTTTTGATTCTCCTTAGTTAATGGAATTAATACCGTGTCAACCCTTAAAGTTGGTCTGCTTTTCTACGATTGCTGACCGGGTTAGCATATCAGAATAGAACTTCATGGAACCGTCTAGAGAGGGGGCGTGTTCCTCTACGTTTGCGGACTCGGTGATTGTGTCACCCACAATTTCATTGGCAAGTTCATTTGTTTCTGAAACATCGTTGAAATAATTTTCACGAAGAACGGATAGTTTATCGCGGAATTGGTCTTCTGAGTCATACTCAAGACCTTCTGCGAGAGATTGTAATTTTTCAATTTCGACCTCGGTTAAACCCTCGGCGACATCATTGAAGACATTGATACAACGAGAGACCATAGCGTCCTTGTTGAGTTCAGTGTTCTTCTGAATTTGCTCGTCGAGTTTGGTTTCGAGACCAGAGATCTTCTCATAAAGACCTTCAAGAAGATCATACTTGTCATCAGGAACGCTGATGTAGTGATCCTCGAAAAGACCCTTGAGACCAGTCATAAAGGACTCAGCGATATCACCCTTGAGACCACGCTCAATGGCAAGTTCGTTTTCCTTCATCCACTCTTCAATAACATAGGAAAGATAGTCATCCATTTTGGCGGATAGTTCGTTACGGAACTCTTCCTTCTCTTCCTCTAGTTGTGCAGCGGACTCTGCCTCAATCTCCTCGCGGAGTGCTTCGACTCGCATGTTAATGGCGGACTCAAAAATAACCGATGCCTTCTCCTTGAAGTCCTCGGTGAGTTCCTCACCAGTGAATAGAGCGTCGAGATCTTCCTTCATGGATGGTTTCTCAATCTTACCTGAAGCGGCGGAAGGTTTAATCTTACCTGCTTCAACCTTCTTGGTGCTTTTTGCCTTCTTAAGAGGTTCAAGATCGTCTTCAGTATCAGCAAGAGTTGCATCAGGACGGTCGGTCTTTGTTTTACCAACTCCCTTTTCATCCATTTCTTCTAGATCCTCGGCATCTTCGCTGTAGACTTCAAGATCTTCACTGGACTCTTCATCCATGTGACTCATCTCGTACTTGATGCCTTCTTTATGCATTAATTCTTTCATTTCCTTATACGACATTGCTTCCATCTTTTTCATCATTTCAGCAATCTCGTCTTCGGAGGCACCAGCGTGTGCCATTTCTTTATGCATTGCTTCCTTCATAGCAACCATCTCTGCTTGCTCTTGGTCATGCATACCTTCTCGGGTGTGCTTTCCTTCATCCATCGAAGACTTCCCTTCTAAAATTGCCTTCGCTGTTTCAAGTGGGTCTTTGCGAGTCATTTGTAACGCTCCTTATTCCTCTTATCTATAATTAAATAAGTTTTGACAGGAAATCAGCGAAGGCATACAACTTCGCTTCATTAGATTCTCGTATAGTCGATGCTTTTTGAATCCTGTCCTTGTAAGACTCAATGTGTCTTGGTTCGAGAACTCCGTTGTTCCAAACCCATTCCTTGCCTTCCATAACTCCCTCAACAAATGCATTGGGTGCTGATGGATCAGCAACGATGTCTACTGCGGCAAGTAAAAAGTCATCTTGGACTTCATTGATGCCGTCTACGTTTTTAAGGGAACCCATTCCACGGGAGGAAACGCCAATCTTAACGCCCTCGTCGATCAGGTTCTTTACAATTTTACCATATGGAGTATCAAGGATCTTTGCCTTGCCCATGATATTTGTTCCGTCTGTCTTAAGTTCCTTGATAATATGAGAAACTCGCTCAAGATTTACGGTGGGACCATCAGGGTGACCTAGTTCACCCATACCCCGATTCTTAGAAACAAAGTCTTCATTGTATCGCTTGACTTCATTAAAAAGAATTTTCTTAGGGTAAACACGACCGTTGCGGTTTTTCTTATCTGCCTCCATAAAGATACCTTCAATATGATACTCCTTAGAACCATCAGTTCCTTCAGTGATCAAGTTGATGTTATCAGTATGTTCGGTAATAAGTAGCATCAGTCTGTCTCTTTTTCTGCTTTGTAGTTCTTGTCAACATAGTTAAAGAACTTTTTCTTTTCCTCATCACTCTTGAGATCGGCGGGCGAAGAGATATTAAACTTTTTCATCGCCTTTTTAAAAAAAGCGTCATAGTCTGACTCCTCGTCCATGTGACTTGTCTCATAATGGATGCCCTCTTTATGCATGAGTTCTTTCATTTCTTTGTAGGTCATTGCTTCCATTTTTTTCATCATTTCAGCGATTTCCATTTCAGATGCGCCGCCGCCTGCCATCTCTTTATGCATCGCTTCTTTCATTGCTGCCATTTCCATTTTCATTTCTTTGGCATCCATTTTTATTTCTGCGATTTCTTCTTCACATCCCTCACACACACCAACTAGTGCGTCACCAAGACCTTGACGTTTCTCTTCAAGAGAATCTGCAATCTTGTTAAGTAGAATCTCATCAATACCCTCACGGGCATCGTTAAGTTTTCCATTTTCAATTGACCGTAAAATAGTTTCCGTTTCCATCAATAGATTCCTTTTCTAATTCTGTCGAGAAAAAAGTCCATAGTGTCTTGATATGAAGTCACACTGTCAGACAAACGCCTTAAAAACTTAATGCCGTTCTGATTATTTAGCAGATTTAGTATTTCTAAGGCGTGTGTCGCTTCTGATAGCGTAATTATCATTTCCTCGCCGTTTGTCATTGTAAAAATAGAGGGACGACCAGTGTCAGTGACCCGACGTAGAGACTCAGTTATTTTTTCGTGGTTCGCCTCTTCCTCTTTTTTCTTTTGATCTTCTGCCTCTACTTTGTCTTGCTCTGCCTTCGCCGCCTCATCTTCTTTTGCTTTTTTTGCGTCGTTTGCTTTAGCATAAGAACCATCCTTAATATAGCGAATGGTCTCCTTTTCTGCCTGCTTCGATGTGGTGAAAACTTCATACCGCTCACCATCAATGTAAGTTACCGTTGGTGCGTTTTGTCCCATGCCAACCTTTTTCATGAGAATCTCATGATCACCGTATGGAAACCTTTTGAAGAAATATTCCTTTGAAACAATGTCAGATGGTTGTAGTAACGGATCCTCTATTGTTCCTTTGGGATCCTCTGTCGCAGAACCCTCTTGTTCAAAAATATTAAACACACGCGGAGTCGCCTCGTCAAAGTTTTTTATAGCAAGTTCAGATAAACGAGACTCGATAAAAGTTTCAAGTAAGTCAATCTGATCGTTTTCTATAAAATCTATAAGCGAACGCATTAGAATCCTCCGGTGTCGTCTTTAATTAGACCTAGTTCTCTTTCTTTCTGAATTACCTTATCTTGCTTCTTTATTTCTTTGTCCGTTTGCTGCAAGATATTCTTACGAACCCACTCTCTAGAGTAGTAATCACCGATGTGTTGTTGAACAGTGTCTAGAGTATCTAGTCTTTCCTTTAATATTTCATATTCTTTTAACTCTGTGAAGTAAGAATCAGTCACATACTCGAAACGAATATCTTGTTCAATCTTAAACCAATCTTCCTCCTTCATCATACCCTTGAGAATACATTGAGTTTTTAGTAGATGAATAAAAATACTGTTGAACTTTGAACGAAGTCTTTCAATATACTTATAAAATTTTAGTTCATCGCGGGTGATTTCAGATGATCTACCCATGTTAAAACCATTCTCTGCCTCTAGTCTTGATTGTGGGACGTTGAGTGCTTTGTAAAGTTTCTTAAGGAAATACTCGACATCTTCCATTTCACCTAGATTTTGTCCACCATCAAGAGTTTGGATTTCTGTGCCTTTACCACCCTCTCGTCTTGGTAACCAGTAATCCTCTAGCATTGACATGAACTTTTTCTGATCGCGGATTTCTCCGGTTGAAGCGTCATATGTAAGTTTTGTTCGGTATCTATTCATGAGATCTCGAACGTATGCCTCTGCTTTATTCTTTGGCAAAGAACCGACATCAACGTAAAATATTCTTCTCTCTGGTGCCCGAGATATTCTATAAATTACAACAGCGTCCTCGATCATTCTGAGTTGATTGAGCGGTTTGATTGCTTTGTGTAGATAACTTATGGCACGGTTGGAAAGTGGATCAAACAGTCCAGAATGATAGTAACAAATTGATTCAGGTGATAGTTTTAATCCAGTTTGATCGGTTGACTTTTCTCTAAAAGTGTAAAATTCTTTAACACCTTTGACCACCTTAGTCCCAGTTTTTTGGTCCGTCTCTTTCTGAACCTCGACAATTTTCTTCATCTTTAGTGCATCTACGGGACGTAATTCTATAATTCCTTTTTTGGGGTTCGATTTATCGATAAGAATATGGTAGTATCCTTTACCATCAATAAACCATCGTCGGAAAATTTCATAACCACGATTGCCAAAATCAAGAAGACGTAATATTTGTGCGTATTCCTCTTGAATTTTGCCCTTCATTTGATCTGAAATATCAACTTGATCAAGAACTAACTCTACTGATTTTCTCTCTTCATCAAAAACTATCGCCTCGTTACAAACATCCTCGATGGCACTCTCTACCTCTGGGTGTAGTGACATCTCTCTATATTTTGCGATAAACTCTTGCTCAGTTTTTAGTGACCCATCTAAATCAAGATAAGCACCAAAATATCCACCGGCATCGACATAACTTGCATCGTCGAGTAACGGTGGAACGAACGACTTCACCTCTTTAGCATCTAAGGAGGGGTCCATGTTTGGGGAAGATTTTGTTCTTCCAATACTAAAACCAAAAATATCTATTGGCATAATTCACCTCTTCTTTATCTATCACTCACCGGGGAACGCAGCATCACCGAGTGGGACTCGATTCGCACCAGTTCCGTCATTGGTGAGGAAGTAAGAATAGGCGAGTGTCACGGAAAACTCTGCTAGACCTTCATTATCATATGTGTTCTCGATCTGAGAAACCGCCTTTGGCCAGCAGTGGAACATGGTATAAGTTTTAATTGGATTGCCTCGTCTATCGAGTTGATCAATACTCCAGTTTGGGAACAAAACATTGTTTAGGTTATGCTCTTGATCGGCAACATTCTCTACAGTATCGTTTAGGTCATTGACCCAACGCTCGAAGGCGTTTCTAAGTTGGAACTCACCATCCGCGAGAAGCGTAATCTCCCAGTCACCATAGGTTCTTTTTCCGGGAAGTTTGATGGTTCGACCCCTATAGTCCACTGGGATTTCACCAATCTCAGTGGCAGGTAGGGCGGCGGTTTTAACTAGAAAACCAACCTTATCAGGTAGCGTTGTCTTTCCGATGTTACCCTGAACCCGGAAAAATGCTGGACGAACGCCACCTGTAGAAAGTGCTGATTTAAATCTTTCGATATTCATGTGTTAGATCTCCTTTTCTATGTATGGCGTTTATGCGGACGATCCGCCAATTTCGTCAAAGTCAATGCCAGTTCTAGTGGCAATGAAGTTAAGCGAGATGAAGTTGATCGAGCGAGTTGGTTTGATAAAGATATCTGCAACAAACTCGTTTCTATCAATCACCTCTCCGGTGTTGTTGGACTCATCACACACGACCTTGAAGTCGATGATACCTCTTCGAGACTGAACATCTCGAAGGAATGGTTCGATCAACTGTCGGAAGGAAGCACGGGTAAACGCATCGTTCTGCTCGAAGAGTTGGAACTTAGCAGCGGTGGCAATTGCCTTCTCAAGAACAATAAAGAGTCGTCTTACATTAATTCTATCAAACGCACTTGGTTTGGAGAGTAGAGTCTTATCACCGAAGAGAACTGTGCCTTCTCCGGGGAAGGAAACAACTGGGTTGATTCCGTTGATATAGAGTTCATCTCTCTGTGCCTTGAGTGGGTTGTATGCAAGTTTCACGACTCCACGAACCTGTCCACGGTTAAATCCTGCTGGAGAGAACCAAGTTTCAGTTTCGAGGTCTGATCTAACTGCGATACCTGCGATATCCCCGTTAAGCGGGACGAACCGGAAGACATCATTAAACTGATCAAACATATACTTGTAACCACTATCTAGAACTGCATAGGAAGAAGATACATTTAAGTTATCATTAGTGTAGTTGACATCACCTCCGGCATCAGCACCGTTAAGACCTTGACGATATGCTGCAACATTTGCTGTTGCAACCGCCGCACTCTTAGATGCGTTTCCGGTTGAGTTAACAACCGCGTTAGATGGAGGAGACAAGAATACAACTGCATCTTTCCTAGCGGTAACAAGATCGACAAGTTTCTTCGCTTGGATTCCCTCTGTCGGACCACCTAGAATTAGTGAAATATCCACGGTTTCTGAGTCGGCGAACAATTCGTAACCATTTTCGTAGAAATCATTCTGGGCGGGGGCAGAGGACGTACCACCAGAGAGAGACTCATAGTAGTTCTGTGAGAGTTTAGCAAACGTTCCACCAGATGAAGTTGAATCATCACCAAAGGCAAAGGTTCCCGCAACGTGTGTGGCAAAACCGGGATCATCTGCTGAGAACACATACTCAGAGTTGGCGTTAATAAAGTCCTTATAGTAAATCGAGGAACCATTCGCTCTCTTGGCATTCTTTGCCTTAGAAAGTGATGGGAATCTTTCAAGAACAGTTCCCTTTGTCCCTGTCCAGTCACCGTCTTCGTCGATCACAATGGCGTGGAGTAGATCGAAAGAGGCACCGTGTGCTTCAACGGAGGAACTGGTCGCTGGTAGTTTTTGATCAAACTCTTCAGCATACTTCCATCGAACACTGGCGGCGGTGAGACCAGAGGTAGCATCTGCGAAAGTGAATCCTCCTGCGGTTACTTGACCGAGAGTAATAAATTCACTGTCTGTCGTGAAGGTAGTAGAATCACCTGCAAAACCAAACCCACTTGCACCGGTTGTGACCTGACACGTTACACCCGCTGCCGCGTTTGACATCGCACTAATTTTTGCCACACCAACGACACCACTGCTATTAGTAAACGTTAGATAACCTCCGGGTTCGAGACCAGCGGTGGATCCAGCAGTGGTTAGCGTGATGTTGAAAGTAGCACCTGCGGCGCGAGTTACTGCTTTACCGAGAGCAGCGACGGTAGCACCAGCACCACTTGATTCAAACTTACCAAAGGAGACGGCATTGGTAACTCCGGTAATAGTTCTTGGTTCACCTCGCTTAAATCTCAACTTATCACTATTTGCAACAATTCCACTTGGTAGGTTGGTTGTAATAAAACCAAACGCAGTGGATGATGTGGTTGGACCACTTGTGTTTGTAATGGTAAATCCGGTAGAAGTAGATGGGAAGGCGATAACTGGGTTCAGACTTTGTTCGGTCCTATCAGAGACAGAGACGAACAGAGAGTTACCAAGTGTTCCGCAATATTTACCAATGAACTCATGGTTTGCAGCGGTTGCTGTTGAATCGACTTCTTCAAAGTGTTCATCATTTTTTACAAAGAATCCACCATTGGTAGATGCGTTCTTTGCAGTGTCTTGATCTACTACTCGAACCACTTGAAGGTTATTTGAGTAACCAAGGTAGTTCGCTGCGGTAAACCAATACGAGTAGTTTACGTTATCTGGGTTGTTAAACCGCTCCACCAAGTCGTTTACACTGGTGACTGTAATTCTTTGTTCCACTGGACCCCAGTTAAAGAGTCCTGCAAATCCTGCCTTGGTTGTGGACACGGCAGGGATGATTGCTGTCAGATCGATTTCTTTTACATCGACACCGGGACTAAGTTGAAATGCCATTGTTATCTCCTTATCAACGCTGTAGTATCTAGCAAATTAGTTATTTTCACCAACCCATACTGTCGTTGTCTTTATCCACACTCCACCGCGTTCCTTGATTATCGATAAAGGTATCGTCCAACGATCCGTCGTCAATAAAACCAAATGGAGCAAGATCTTCTTCTATTTGACGAATTTTGTCTTGATAAAGTTTCGTCCTTATATCTAGGTCAGTTAGTTCTTTGAAATAGTTTTGCGAAGTGGTCCATGCAAATAAAACCAGAGTCATTACCAAGTCATCGTGGTGACCCGTTTCTGCCTCATATGAATTCTTTTTTGAAACAAACGCCGTGAGTTCTTGGATCATTTGATAATCTTCGATGAGCATCTTGTCGCCCTCGATCATGTCTTTAAGTAAAGCACACCCAAGTTTCTTCACAGCAGGACTGGTTCGCACACCCAGTTGTGATTGAAAACTACCAAAACCACCATCCATCGTCTGACCCTTACGACCACGAACACTGGTAATCATAAGATTCTCATATTCGAGTTCGTTATAGAGAACATCCGCGACCTGACCACCGATATCGTTGATCTCAACTAGACACCATGCTTTGTTGTAAATATTACCTATGGCATTTACAATATTTGGTAAAAGCATGGGAGCGAGTTCGTTGTTTCTATAAATTGCACAAATTTTATATGGCATCTCCGTTATATCCAGAACAGTTACCGCGTGGTAGTCTAGTTCACGACCACGGGACACATCCACTGACATGAAGTATGTGCGATCCTCTTCTGGTGGATAATATTGCACAAAACCATCATCTCGTTCTGCTATGGGTTTTCGATACGCCAAGCATTTTAATTTAGCAGGGTCGATCAGTGTGTTCTGTGATCCAATAAACTCACATTCAAACTCAGCACGAAACTGTGACTGCGAGGTGTTTGCAATCGTCTCTTTCTTCCACTTATCATCGCGTCCCGGAACTTCCGACCAATGCACTTCAATGGGAACATAAGAGTTGTTTCCTTCCTCCGCATCACGCCAAAGTTTGTAATACATGTTCAAACCTTTGGGCGTGCTGATAATTAAAACTTTGGTTTCTTTACCAGATGAGATTGTCGGATAGACAGATGAGAAAAATTCATCTGCCACATTTTCAGGGACATATGCAAATTCATCAAGAAAGATCATGTTGAATGAACCACCACGAACCGCACTGGACGAGGTGGAGGAGGCAAGAACCTTAGAGTTGTTTTCTAAAGAAATATTTCCCTTGTTCCATTCGATGATCCCTTGCTGCAACCACTTGGGTAAGTTTTCATATGCCAACTTTAATCGGTAGAGGAGTTCCCGTGCGGTCGCTTGCTTGTTGGCGAGAATTGCAACATTAACTTCAGAGTTGAAAAGAACATAATGTAAAAGGTAAGCGATAACCGTAGTAGACTTTCCTGACTGCCGTGGAAGTTTGGCAATTGTAAATCTATTATTATGAATTGTATTGATCATATTATCTTGATATGCCCAAGTCTTGAATGGAACAAGACCCTCGTCAAGAGAAATGATTTTAATATAATTTTTAATAAAGTAAAGAGGATCCTGCTGGCACTTGAGATACTCTTGAACCTGCTCCTCTGTAAACTCTATGTTTACCCCGGCGGGTTTTAGGTTTATGTTGCCAAGATAAGTAGATTCATGATCCGCCATCCGCTTCGTCCTTCAATTGTTTAAAATTACTTTTCACTAGTTTTTGTAGTTCCTTTGTCGAACCGACGAAGATCGAATTATTAGTGACAGGTCCGGTGGTTTTGCCTCCACCCTGTTCATCCAAGTCCTGCATCTGCTTGTGCAGTCCGATGAGATCTTTGTTTGCATCGGTGACACTCTTGATTAACTGTGAGACGACCTCATATGCCCGTGGAGACTCTCCCTCACTCGCAACGGAAAGAATCCCATCTATGGCGTTCAACCCCGTGCCAATTATATTCTTTAGATTATCACGAACTTCAGCGTAGTCAGCGTTTTGATCCATTTTCTTTTTATTTTCACGAACTTCATCGGAAACCACGATCTCAACTGGTTTTTTTCTTACGACCGGTTGTTTGATTTTTTCGACGGGATCGATATTTAATGATTTTTCTAATTTATCACTCATATTGTTGCTCCTAGTGAGTCAAGCGTATTTGGATACTCAAAGATAGAATTTGCTCTGTCAGTTGTTGACCCGAATACATTTACTCCAGTATATTCATTGATATCAGACGTTAGTCCATTAGGTCCGGTGATACCAGCGATGACCCGTGCCAGTGCGCCGGTTGCCCCGGTGACACCTTGCGAGTCGAAGTCTGCGTTGAAGAAAGTCGTATCGACTTTTGTAATAACCTTGCTTTCTTTAGTTGGACCGTAAACATATGTTCTCGCGGTGAAAGATAGATTAAAAACTATGGATCTTTGTGTTGATGTATCACCCTCGAAGTCAACCTCTGAGGCAACCGAAGTTAGAGTAATCGGCACATCTATTTTATTTCTAGCGTCAGTGAAGTTTATGGAAACAATAAACTCTGGTGTGAAGAATGCGAGAATTTGCTCTATTATTTGTAGAGCGTCTTCCATAGTTCTAGACGCAATGGTTAGAAAGAAGTCTATCGAGTACGGAACCTCTGCATACTCAAACTTAATTTGATTTGATGTTGAACTAGCAGTATATCTTTTTGAGAGGGTGTTTCTTTTTCTCTCAGAATCATAATTTATCGCCTCTATGTTAAAACCAATTCTCGGCAAAATAGTTGATATATCACGCTCGTTCGCTGTTCCCTTGAGACCAGAGTATTCGTTAAGCATACGAATAAACTTTTCTTTTGGTGCGTATGTAATCGGGACTTTAAATCTACTCGTCTCGTTTCCGTCTGAGTCTTTTCTGCTTACAAATATCTCATTGAATAAAGAACCAAACCCAATGACGGTGTTTCTTATAGTTTCGTTATAAAATGTTTCAAACATTATAGGTCACCCTCCGAGAACGGATCGAGGTCTGTAAAGTCGAACAATGCGTTACTTTCAAATTCGGTGTTATCCTCATCAGCGTCGGGGACAACGAACTCGTTGGTGGTTCCGGTGCTTCCAAGAAGATACTTGGTTCCGGAGGACTGACCCTCAACGGTAACACCAACTTGGAACGCACCGGTAATACCGTTGACGAAAAGAGTTTTGCTGGCGGACTTCCACTCCTGAACGAGAGCAGCGATTGTGGAACCCGCACCCTGAATAACAGTCTCTCCCTCTGTGTAGTTTCCTGTCCCCGCACCAAGCACAAGAGTTTGCAATTGATCGAGGTGATCACTAGTGACACCATCGACCACTGAGAACCCAGTTTGGAAATCCTCTCCACTGAAACGGAAAAGCGAGCAAGTTAACTTGAACGTATTAATCTTGTTAAGTTGATAGAATGGATTTTCTCTCTCAACGTAATCAATTTCAAAAAGACCACCTGATATGGGGAAATAGATCAGATCACCTTCTCTTGGTTCCTTGAACCCAAGATCAGAAAACTCTTTTTCAAATCTTGTTTTTGAAACAAGCAGAGAAACATTATCTTTAATCTCAAGACCAAATCTGCCAAAGACCTCTCCGTCTCCTTCAAAACCATCGACTGATTCGACGAGCATTTCAATTTCTCTACCAGTGCTAAATCTAGAGGGAGTTCTGTCTTCACCGAAAATTTCATCCTCTCTCACAAGAGTTCGCGGGAGATATATCATATCAAACCCATTGATTTTGATCACTTCAATAGAAAGATCATCAATAAGGTCTTGCTCTGAGCGAACTGCTTTACGAAAGTATGGATTAGTCGCCATTACCTCTGGTTACCTCTAAAATCTTATTAATGTGACCTTGCACGGACTTAGCACGATTTGGCCACTTGATGTATTCTCGTTCTGGGTTTTTTGTAAGATTGACTAAAAGAGGTAGAACAAGTTTTTCAACTTCTTCTAGTTTTCTTTCATATTCTCTTTGCATATTTTCTTTCATATCCTCGACAGATTCGAGTGCGGTTGAAATAGAGACCCCTTGGTCCTCAATCGCTCTACGAATATCATCGCTAGAATCACTGAGCGAAACGATATTAAGAACATTATTAATCTTGTCTTCGAGTGTGTCTAGTCGATCATCAATCTCCGTCGTGTCAACGGAAACGGATTGTGGTTCAGAAGTGGTCTCGACTGGAGCGGGACCATCAACCAACTCAAATCCAAAATCAAACTCGTCAAAATCCGATGTGTCTATGTCTTTGTTAAATTCTACCATTGATTATCCTACCATTATGTCCGGAGGAAGTTCGTACTTGTCTTGAAGAGTTTCTTCTATTTGATTCATCTCGTCTGTCGCTTGCTGATAAATTTCAGCACCATTATACGAAAGACCTCCGGGAAGAGTTACGTTATTATACTTTGAAAGGTTTGCCCCCCATTGTTGTTTAATTGAGGCAGTGACATATCTTTTAAGAAGAATATCATTAAATATCTCAGGATATGTGTTCGGATTTAGAGCGACATAGCACTCAATTGTCAGGAAAGTATTTTCCTTGATGTCCTCTGTCCAATTGTTATCAATATAAATTCTATTTGTCACCCTACTAAACCTAATCATCTTCTCGGGATCCAAATAATCTTGAATCATCTGAATATGTTGTTGTGTAATCGTATAGTCGGTGAGTGAACCGGGATTACGAATACCATAAACATCATTTAATGCTAATTGATATGGGACGCTAAAAATATTACTGGTGCCTGAATCAGAAAATTCAAAAATTCTGAGAACAGATATGATTTGGTTACCCGCTTCAAGTTCAGGACCAATCGCCCCATCATTTTTTACCAACTCGTCGGTATCAATAAATCCGTTACTGATATCCGTGCTAGTTACTTGGTATTTGTAATACGCCTTCTGCACACCATCAAAGTGATATTCAGAAAACATTTGTAAAGCGTCATCGACTCGATCTTCTACCTGCGAGTCATCTACGTTGATCTCTACTACAGGCGAACCTAGTCTGCGTAACGCATAGTCTTTAAGTCCTTGTCGTGATGTGGGTTTTGCCATCTATACGCTCCTTATCATAATATATGTATGGAGCGAGAATGTCAAGAAGTGAATGGGATCTGATCAATTCCACGAACAGAGGTTTGATTTAAGATTTTCTCTACAGTGGTCCTCTCATCTAGGTCTAATTGAAATTCAGCGTTTGCTACCTTAGCGGCAAACTCTTGCAAAACACTAGTTCCCGCCACCGTTCCACCAGTAACCGCGTTGAGTAGGATCCCCTTGTTTGAGATAGTGGTTCCTGAAATACCTGTAGACGTAAATATTTGTCCAACTCGGGAAGAGTCACCAGTTATTGCATTGTTATTTCTAACGTGTGCTGATTTATTTAAAAATTCATTTAATTCTTTAGATCCTAGTTCGACCATAACGTGTCTTAGGTGAGTAGCATCTCCGATGGTGATACCAGTGAGACCGTTAGAGTCTAAACCAGCAGACTCAACACTACCCCTAACTTGACCTAAAATTACGTTTTTATAAGTGGGAACAGGCACTCGAACAAAAGTAGCGGTGCTGGTAAAAGTTGAACCGGTTGTATTTGAACTTACCATACCATTTGTTTTATTTTCGATGGTATTCCCAGCAGCGACAGTAAAAATATCTTTAAGTGGGTCCGGGTCATCTCTATTTGGGGTAGTAACTCCCGTAAGACCGGGGGCAACAAGTTCAATTAGTGCTGAACCTTCAGGGACTAGAGTAGAACCGCTAGAGTAGGTTAATCGACCAAGAAATGCCTCAACATTTCCAGCACCACTCTGATAGTGAATCTCATCCATGTGGTGACCAGTTATTCCCTCTCCCACCAAAAATCCAACGACAATTCTTGGATCAGGAATAACATCTTCCTCTGTGAAGGTTATACCACCACTTGGTAAAAGTTCTGTTCTAACCTCGGTGGTGTTTCTTTTATAGTTTAAATATGCCACGTTTCCACGAAACGATCTAATCTCCGCTGTAGTGCCAAAGGTGTCTCCACCAGCGGAGACATAATCACCGGTGGAAGCACCAGCACCAATAGTCGTTACGAAATTAGCGTTTGTTCCGCCTGTGGCGGAGAAAACAAACGTTCGAGTATTACCATTTACATTTCCTGAGTATAGTGCCATTTTAACCTATCTTATTGAATGTTGCCGTGTAAGTTCCGGGAATAACATATGAAAATCTCTCGTCAGCACCGTTCGCAGTAGTTAGTCTAAGTGTGGCGAATGGTGTTATCCTTACAAATTTATTCGCTTGACCTGCCATCACAAATGTCGGAGAAATTGAATCTATCCCATGTGCATGGAGATCTTTCCACAAAACAGTTTCTCTCATTAACTTTTGAGTGCCATCTATATTTATTGCGACACCTAAAACTGCATCATAAGTTCTTGATTGTTTTCCTGATAGTTTAACTAACGGGAAGTTTACTTGAATTGTAAAGGGACCAGTTTGCTCTAACCTATTTTCATCCCTGAACAAAATAGTATTGCTTGAATTCTCTGAGACTGATGGACTTTCGCCTAGAGAGGAGGTAGTATCATTCAAGGAGGAAATTGTCCCAACGTAGTTAAATGCCGTGCTTGATAGTGAGGTCCATCCAGCGGTTACACCATTACTGGTGATGATTTGCATTCCCTTGGTGGCAGACTCTCCAATCTTTCCTCCAAGATATAATTTACCACTAGGAACGTTGAGACTACCAAATGTTGTTCCTGTGATACCACCATCATCTGGAGCAATACCACCAATTACAACGTTTCCGTCTTTTCTTGCAACAAGCGTTGGAAGAAGCAAGTCGCCGTAAACATGTCCAGATTCCTCTTGACCATAAACTACAAAACCAGAGGTTTTGCCCGGACCAGAAATTTCAACTTCAACAGAGGCAGCGTCATGCTCCAGTCGAATCCGCTTGCCAACATCCGAAAGTCCCTTGGTTGATGGGTTTCCTCCGAGGGCAGCGACACCAGCAGATCCGCCGGATGTCCTACCGCCCTTTTCGTTTACTAAAAGGTATCGAAGAGCAAATGTTTCCCCACCGTTGTCCGTATAGAGAATGGGTCTTCCGAAGTTACTCGCGTCTCCGATGTTTAGGGAACCGTTTCCAGTCACTCCACCACCAACCGTCGTGGTCTGATTATTAAAATCTAAAATAAGGTTGTTCGTGGAGTGTTTAGTCCCACTAATATTCCTACCACCGATAGTGAGTAACTGTGAACTACCCTCCGTGCCGTAGCGAATGTCTGCACCGGCGATCTTCGCAGTGCTTAGGGATGTTTGTGAGTTATCAACCATGTAGATACCAGAGGCGGTTGTGCCTACAAGTTGAATGTTCCCTAGTTTTACAAATTCATTTGCCGAAGAGGCACCGCCTGCGGTGATGCCGAAGAAAACACCACCACTACCGCCAACATGAACCATGCCGTTATCAGCGGTTCCATCTGAGAACAAGTTATAGGAACGGAAGGTTGCCCCCGCCCCTGTGTTCTCATAGTAGAGTATATCACCGTCCGCAGAGTTTCCGGGGATAGCAACAAAATCCAGAGCGACATCTCCCGTTGCTCCGTTGATGGTGCGGACAACTCGACCGGTTAAAGTCGCACCATGTCCTCCGTTCGCAGAAAAGTCTACAGTCAGACCAGCGACACTTATAAAATTATTAAAAGTTACCCCAGTATTAAAACTAAAGTCACCTGTAAGTGCGTCCGGTAGGTCAAGACCAATGGTCACTGTTCCGTCAGTATTGAATTCCATAGTGATGCCAGCGACTTCGCCGACACCAGCGGTGACACCGTAGATTTCGAGCGGGTTAATTGTGCTTATGATTTGGTTTGTTTTATCAAACCACGCACGAAAGGTATCCGATAGAAAGATCTTGTTTAAATTTGTAAATGCTTTTCCTGCCATTGATCTCTTTCTCTATTAGAACTTAATTATGTAGTTCAACGCGATGGACGGTTGTGTGTTGGTAATTTTATCAAGGGACACTTCCGTATCATAACCTCGGGTGTTACCGGTAAACTCGGCGGGAGTAATCGTTCCGGGTCTTGGTGGGAACCCACCCAAGAAACCATTTGTCTCCGATGAGACGGAGGGTCGAACTTGATATGTTGTGAGTGCAGGGTAGATTATACTGTCCTCTCTGATATACTCGGTGCTTGCATTCACATTGGCGGAAACCGACCGCATGGTGCGACCGGTGGTCGGATCACTACCATCGGGACCATCACCACTAATTAGTGCCACTTTTTGATTACCAAATCCCGGTTGTCCCATAAATCCATGCTCGTTCTCCTCACCTGCAATTGGGAAATAGGTGTCATCATCTTTATCGATGTAACCAGTGCCGTGGAAGTGTAGGGGTAGAGGAACTTGTGTTTCAGTAAGAGTAAATTGATCAAGACCAAACTTATCAGCGAGACTTCTGTCTACCGAATCGGTTGTTCCAGAATCACCTATGCCCACAATGGTTCTACCCTTGAGGTCAGGGACTCTAAACTCATTCTCACCCTCGGTCCCGTCATTAAACGCTGTTCCGATCGCATCGAAGAGTGGTTTGAATTGCGGTGTTTCAACATAATTTAACTTGCTACCATCGCACGCCACATAACCATCGGGGGGTACATTTCTGGCGAACGGGAAAATGGTCCCGACTGGAATGAATCGTCTAATTTCATCTTGTGAAACACTCTTAAGTGGAACAGCACCAACTGTCCTGATCACTGGGATTTGTTTTGCGGTTCCGCTATTATCAATATTTTGTCCCATGAGAACAATCTTAATTTGATAAGCAGTGAACTTAGTGCTTGTTCCCGGACTGGTGGAGTTAGTTGTAAATCTTAGAATTCCACCATCCTCGCCGATTGGTTTCAATTCATTGAAAATTTCACTGGTGCTTGACCCCTCGCCCACAAGTCCCTCTGGGAACAACTCTTCATATGGGTTGTCATCAAAGTTACCATTTGGTTGGTCTGGACCTTGTAGTTTTACATAAACTTTAATCTGAGAGTTGTCGATAAAAGAACCATCAACGATCACCACGATATCGCCTGCCTCTCCGGATAGAGAAACTTTTCTCCCAATATATCGTGATCGGTTTGTTGCGAGTCTTGATGTTGGTTCAAGTTCCTCACTAATCGCGGCAACGTCATCATTGTTTGCCATATATTCAATAGCGGCGTAACCGAGACGGTCACCATCAATCATACTAGCAACTGCCTGATCTGCATCTGTTGCGAAGACTGTCTTGATTTTAACTGGTTTAGGACCAGATAAAACTCGTTTTTGTTCATGATCGTCAATTGTCGTATTGGGTTGAACCGTCCGAACAGAGTTACCATCCGCGTTGTAGTTAGATGTTGTTAGTTCATATGTCGGACGAACTGCATCAGTTACCTGCTCATTAGAGTGAACAAAGGAAACGTGGTGTGGGGTGGTTCTTATTTGGGATGGTGAGTTAAACTGAACAAAACTGTCAGTCGCATTTAAGTCAACAAACGCACATCTATTGATTTTCATTTTTAAGAACTTATTATCAAATGCGGTGATAGTTCCGTTATTAAGAGGCAAATGAAGTCTCTCAAAGTGTCGTGGTTTCATCGCAGTGATATTACCCTCAATCGGAGAAATTGATGCTCCCTGAAGAACATTTTTTAGATCTTCCGCGTAATAAAGTTTATAGTCGCTGTTTGTGGATATACAAATCGCATAGTTTACATTTGGTTTCAGATAAACAGGAGTTGAAAATTCAAAGTTAACTCCGTCTTGTGAATCATAGTCACCTGCCGTGATATCGCTGCGAGTGACCTCTGAGAAAGGCAAAACCTTGAACGGATGAGGTGAACCATTGAACATCGGTCGAATATGAACTTTAACTGGACCAATAACACCTCTTTCATTTGTTGGAATCTCTGCGAAGAATAAATCTATATCCTTCAGCATGATTCCATTAGGATACTCGGATGGGTCCACATTGATTTCTTGTGCGAATGGGGTTAAAGAGTTGAAAGATCTAGACAAGTTTCCGGATGAGTTTGCCTCATAATAGTCACTAGAGGAGTCCTCAACATTACTTGCTTTTCTTCTCGTAATAACCGGACGAACTGAGTATGAATCGCCTTCCTTTGTATCAAGAAGACCCTCGGCGTAATAAATCGCGTCAGCACTTGATGTCGCAGTAGCAATATCACCATCTGGTGTATCAGTGACTCGAACTAGTTTCTTGCCTGTTAAGTGCGTGTTTGAGGGAATGTTAAATGTCATCTGTCCAAATCCCGAGTTATTTACAGACATTCCTCCCTTTTGCACACCATCAAAGAAAACATAGTGTTGAGTTGGTTTAAGGTTATTGCATGTTACGGTGACATTTCTATAGGTGCAGTAAGGGACAACACTAAGATCAACAATCTTGTTACCAATTTTCTTAATTAGTTTATCAGAGATAATCCGAGAAACATAAGATGATGTTCTAGGGTTGGTATATTCAGATCCACCAGAATCATGAGGGATTTCATTATCGTTTCTCTTTCGAGAACCAAACCACAATGACTCCCAGTCTCTCCACTGTGCGCCAAATCCCTTTGTTCTACCACGCTGGAAGGCAGAGATAGATGTTTCCCAGTTATCAACTTCTCCAACTGTATTTACAATAACTTTTGGTCTGATTTGCTGTGAGAAAAATGGATCGCTACTGGGACTTAGTGTTGCGGTGCCAAGAAAATCAGAGACCGAAAATTGGTTTGCACTTATCGTGTCGTTTGCTTGAAGGTTTGATGCGTATGCTGTCGATACAGAATTAGGGATGTAAATATTATCATCTGTTCGAGTTATGTTTGAACCCGAACTTGCGCCCGTGATACCCATTCGGATAAAGGTGGTTTCAAATGCTGGTCGCAATTCCCCAAACTCAGGGTCAATGGAGCAGTTGTGATCTCTTTTTGCGGTGACGGAGTTATTATGTCCAATAAAAGTATCAACAAAAATTCCATCTGCAAGAGCAGTTTTGTTTGCTCTAAAGTTTTGCGCCCTGTTAAGCACCTGTTGCTCTAGGTCACTCTTGAAGGTAAAGTATGAGTCAAATTGTGTAGTGGTTTCTAACTCATTAATTTCCCTCATGGTCGTTCGTTGATTATCAATGTAACGATACTTAATATCAGACGAGGTTGGTGTATACGGAGGGACTCTAAGATCACCAAGATTCATGTCAAGTGAATCAATTTCAGGTGGTTTTGGATTGATCGCCGGTTCACCTTTGATAATTTTAAAATCTCTGGTTTGTCTATCAAGAACAATATTATCAACTCTACCAAGATAGTGTTCATACGAAACAGTAGAGAGGATTATGTTATTCTGGAAGGCGACAACCTGTGGTTCTCCGTTTCCATTATCAAACCCAGTCTCGTTAGCGTCTATTGCGATAGGTCTAAAGTCGTATGCATCGGCGAGACTATATGTCTCTCCGGTTTCTGGGTCAGTAAATGTTGGGATTTCGTCATAGGTAATTTGCTCAAGTGGATATGAGTCAACAGTGAACGGACCCTCACCTGAGTGATCAAATCTCTTATATTGAACACTATCCAGCAAGAATTTAGTTGGATCATTTGGGTCGGTCGCACAAGTTGCACCCGCCTTTAGAATTAGTCTACTCCTACGGTAAGCATCAACACCTGAGTTTACGTCTAGATCAAAGTCGTTTAGCAGACTTCGAGTGCCATCACTGATTTCTGTGATTGAAAAAACATCGCAGTGATCAAGAGGAATAATTCCAGTTGAGACTGGACCCGAAATGTTACTGGATGTCGCGTCAACTAAAGTTTTCTGTCTGATATTATTTTCTTGATCCACACCACTCGCATCGGATTGCCATTCTTGTGATGCGATAATAGTTCCTTTACCACCATCTGGAATACCAGTCCCTCTAGTGATTGTAAGGGTTGGATTTGACTGGTTGTTAGCAACCAATAATTTCATATCGGTTCCCACATTCATTAGGGTCGCACCATCAGAACCATCGGCAGTGTTCGTGGTGTAGAAAACTGAGTATGATACCTGTGAACCTTGAAGGAATGGTTTTGTCGATGTGATGACGGCAGGGTTGCCGCCAGACATTTCAAAATTATATGCTTTCTTTACAAGGAAAGACGAGTTTAGTCCATCTTTGCTAGTAGCACGGATGAGACCAGATCCAACTGGTGCTTTAAAAATTTGTCTAGACTGTCCGACGCTTTCAAGTGCAGTGTCAATATTAGCGGTTGCAAGTTTAAATCTATTGGTGTTATCTTCCTCGGTGGTATCTCCAACTGCGATGTGAGTTGCATTCCCAAACCCACTACCAGCACCAGTCGCGGTCATGTTAATATTAAACAGGTATAGTCTTGTTGAACCACCGGCGGTTTGCTCGATGGTTCTAATATTACATGTGCCAAGAGCGGTAATGCCAGCGGACGTTTCGTGCTGAACTGTTGCTTTTCTATTTTTTAGGAAGGTATCACGGAGTTGGTTGTCTCCACTTGAACGAGACTCAAACGACTCAGACTTTAAGATGTCAACATAGTTTTCTAGTGGGGTTGAAAGAATTGCATTATTAACAACATTCGTGGTCAATCCTCTGTCGATGGCAATATATTTTGGTGCAGTTGTTTCAAACTCATACCCACCAACATATGCTTTACCGGGATCAATTTTAATTGCATGTTGCTCCGAACTTCTCGTTCCAAATGCAGTCAAGTAGGTGTCAGTTGTAATCGGAAATGGTCTTACAGTATAATTACCAGACTCATCAAAAGTTCTTCTTGCGAGAGTTTCCTCGAATAAAGCGTAATCGGTGTAACGAACTTGCTTTGTTGTTTGACCATTGACAATACGCATGACCTCAAAGTAGTCACTGCTTTCAAAAGTAATCCCCTCACCAGTAAACTCTTTTTGTGTTAGTTCAAGAGTGACCTTGTAACGATCAGCACCGGGTGAGTTGAAGTTATAAAAACCAAACGATGGATCTTTAAGAGTGTCATCCTCCTCTGACGAGACTAGTTCCCTTTTAATATCAAAACCAATAGAGGACGATGGATTTTCAAAGTTTCTAACACCAGAACCAGAGGCAAAGGCGGCAGTCGTATCGGAATCAGATTCCACAAAGAAACCATCCGAGTAGTAGATACCCGAGGCAACACCTACAATGTTAGTAACATTACTAATAGCATCTGCTGCCAGTCCACTCTCAATTACAGTGACTTCAACCTCTGGTAAAGTTCCTAGAATTTTCAAGACTTCTGATGCAGAAAATTGACCTGATGTAATATATGTGACAAATAAAATCTGATAGTTGTCATCCACAAGACTCGCACTTGAATCGGCGTGTGCTATGATTCTCGCCTGAACACCGCTGGTTTCATTAGTGATGACTTTGTTATGAAAAGACTTTAAAACTTCTTCGGTGAAGTCGGTGTCTTTGAGGCGAATAGCAACACCATTTGTTTCGGTAATCTCTCCACCATTTACAGAAGCACCCTCTTCAAAAAAGTGATCACCAAACCGCTCAATTTGGTTTTGAAGGATGGTTTGAAGTTGTGTTATTTCTCTCGCCTGTAGAGGGAATCCCGGACGAGACATAACCCTCACAAATTTCTTTGCAGGATTAAAATCGTCATAGTATGGGTTACTTCCGTGAATGTCTTTTCTATATGATTTCGCCATCTTGTTCCTTAAAAGTCAAAGTTAATCTTGAACAGATCTAATTGCTCTGCGTTTCTAGTAACCTGCTCTATATCATTTATGTATAAGATTCTACCAGAAAAAAGATTTAGTTCTGGTGGAGAAACGCTGGTTATATCTAGTTCGAGACTACCTGCCGCTAATGTCTCTCCAGCGATAAATCCGCTCGTTGTGTCTGCCGACGATCCGCTTATAACTTTAGTTAAAAATAGGTCTCCACTGCCACCTTTTATATTCGTGAAATCTAAAACTAAACCAACAGAACCGCTACCGCCAGTCACTCCCTGATCAAAGGGAATATTTGAGAATGGGACTCCGGGATCAAACGAAAGACCATCAGTTCTACTCACGCCTACTTTATGTGAGCATCGATAAGTTTCAGTGAAAGATGACCGAGTTGAATCCTCAAACAAAGTATTTTTCACTTTAGCAACGTTATTAGTAAACGTGTATCCACCACCAGCAACATCTTTGAATGTATAAACTTGTTCGCCATTTTTAAATGGACGATCTAATCCATCAATGGTAACTTGTGCTTTGGTCAAACTCAGTCGAGAAAATCCATTAGTGACATCTGCGATTTTACCGCTATTATAAGATTCGCTTCCGAAAAGGTAGTCGCCCGCTTGTGCCCAATTGTTGTCAAATGTTTTACCGGAAAGTGGTTCCAAGTCAACTTTTGTTCTGATATATGAATTTGTTCCAGCGACCTCTCCCGCATCAGCATATCCCGCACCTATTTTTGGGGAGACCCAAAGACCGTACTGTCTATAGTCATTACCTAAAACCGCTCTCTGTCGCTCTCTCCCCTCAATTTTTACAATGATTGATAGTCTTGTGGCAAAAAGATCAAATAACGCACTTCGACCTAGTGCGTCTCTCGGATCAACATTTGCAGAGAGAACTGTGGCAGTTGGAGTCGTTGCGGGAGAGACAGTGACAGTTGCAGTCGTATAATTTTGACCTGCATTCGCCACCACGACACTTTGAATGCTTTTTGCGGCGTATCCTGTAATTTTAGCGTATGCTGTCGCGTTTCTGCCGTCACCACTAATAGTGATTGATGGTATTATTTCGTAAATACTGGAGGTATCTGGGGCAGGGTCAAAGGCAGTCTCGACGGTTGCAGTTTTTGTTGAACCATCGTAGTCGGTTATTTTTCTGAACTGACCCGCTGCTTGTCCCGACGTAATTCTTATAGTATAATCATTATAAAAATCATCGGTGGAACTCGCTCGTTGATCTAATTTAAGAGTAGTGGTGGTTGTTTCTCGGAATCTATGATTGCTCGCTGCTTTTATGATTCTTGGATACTCACTCCCCTGCGTGACCACGTTAATGGAATCGATAATTCCGCCAGTTGATGTAAACTGAACTGCATACTGCAATTGCTTATCCTCACTCGCGTAAGCGAATGGTTTATCTTCATAAACGGGTAGTTCTCGAACGGGGATATAATCACTGTCCACAAAATCAATCAACTCTGTTGGAACTTTATACAAAAATTTCCAGACGTACCCGTTGCTAAGATAAATTAATCCAGTCCCGGTGCCTGTCGGTTCCTCTATTGATTGTCTTCCTCCACCATTTGAGATACAGGCATATACATTCCCATCAGTTGTATAAACATAAAAATTTCTCGTTGAGTTGTCGTGAGCAAGCGAGTAATTTTGGTATATTGTTTTATTCGTCCAGTTGACTCTCGGAATCATGAGAGCGACCCTAGAGTCTGTGAGTATTTTTGCAGTTTGTATTTGTCGTCGAGTATTAATCTCGTTATTTGGTGAAAGCACAGTTGATGTAGCAGTGCTGTCTGTGCCACCAATAAACAAAGACACGCTATTGTCAAGGGAGGAAAACTGTCTCTGTAATTCTCTTGCTAAAAATACTTTTAAGTTTGGTGATAGGTCTGCCATTTTACTCTCAGTTTGTTACGTTGCTGTATTCAATATCATTAACCATGACACTAATTGGAATGTCCATCCAACTAGTATCATACACAACACTCCTATATGTATCACTCACAAAAGAGTCATCAACTAATCTCGCTGCTCCCGATGACTCTCCGACTATCGGTCTCGGTGTTTGGTTCCAACCAGATAAAACTGTTACTAAGTCAGCACCATCAACTTTACCATCTTGATTTACATCTGCGATACCCCCGGTTAAACCAAATTTTGATAGAACTAGAGATAAGTCCGAAGCGTTAACCTTGCCATCCTTGTTAATATCGCCATCAAGTAGACCCTTGGTAAATCTTCCGTTTAAGACTTCGATTTCAAGAATATCAACTCCGATATTATAAAATGGTGTTCCTAACCCCTGATGGTGTGCGGATGCATTAAACTGAACAACTCTTCCAATTGCTAGAGGTTCATTGGGTTTTTCTTGAGTTACAATTTCTCCAATCAAGTACGGTGTCCCGTTTAACGTAATACCAGCACTGTCTTGGTAATAATAACCATCACTAGAGGGATTTATTGTTTGAATCTGATCTTCGTCGGCAGCGACAGGTTTTACAGGAATACGAACAACCTCTCTAGAACCAGTCGTTCCTAGATTCTCTAGTCCTAAGTGAGCAGGATGACGATACACGATCCAGAAGTCTGCGGTCGCGGAATCTGTGCCAACCACCTGAATAATTTGACCACCAGAGAAACCACCGGAGAGACTAGTTTCTGATGGAGATGTGTAACCACCAAAGTGAGTGACCCCGGCGGCACCGGCAATGAAAGCATTCGTTCTATTTGATCCAGCAGGAAACGCACCAAAAAGACCTGCGTGTTCTCCGTCAGTGTCGGTGGTCACTCCAATATAACCAGTTCCCCCCAATGAACCATCGACAATTGTTCGAGTTGTTTCAGCACCATCAAATGGAAAGGAAATTGGTGTTGCAAGACCACTCGCATCGCCGAATAAAAGTTTGTCTGGATTATGCGTGTGTCCCAACTCTGGGAACAAGTGAGGCGTACCACTTGCCCCCGAAGAAAGAGTTAGTCCCACAAAATCTCCAGCGGTTCTTCCGTCCTGACCGTTATAACCTGTTGGATAGAAATCGGTATGAACCGCACCCAAAGTAAATCCTCTAGGATCAATGGTCGTCCCAAAGGTATGTGGGAGATAGTGACCGATTATGGGAATAAATCTACTTCTTGCGTCCGATGTTAAACCAGCATCACCAGATAGTGATACCTCGTTTATAAACTCAGCGAACATTAGAGTTCCGGAGGGGTGTACCAGTCGTCGAACAGCATCAGCAAATACTCTCAGACTCTTATCAACCCTAATAATGTAGGAGTAGTTTTGATAAAAGAAACTGTCTTGAATAAAAGAGCGACCACTTAGTCTACCGGTGTCATCCAAGTATGTGTCGGGACCATCTGTGAGAACTGCACCCGGACCTGCGGACAAACTCGCACCTGTTCCGGAGAATGTCTCAAAAGAAAACAAAGTGTTTTCTCCGTCTCGATACACTCCAAAATTATTTTTATATTCAAAACCTCGAATTTGACCGAGCGGACCTATATTGTTTATTTGTGCTTTGAGTAATTTTTGTCCACCAGAGTCAGTAACGGTAACTGTGTCACCGAGTTCGTATCCTGTACCACCTGCATTTATTTGTAAAGATTCTAGGGTGGGAAGAACTGAAACTTTATAACTCGTCGCAGTCACTCCAGATGTTACTATCTCTGCAAAATTTTCGGTGTTGAATTCACCTGAAACATCCTCCACTGCAAGAGAGAAGAAATCAAAACCACCCTCATGAACATAATCAACTTTATCAATCAGGGCAGTCGCATAAATTTCTCTTTTAGAACCACTCCGTTGAACAAGTAAACTATTCTCAATGGTCTTCGCTTCTTCAATTGATATGCTGGGTCCAATTCTAATAAACTGTCTATCATCAAATCTACTGTCGGACAATTTTAGTATTCTATCTTTTGGATAGTTTACATCAATCGTAGTATTGTATAAAATACGAAACAGCAGGTCAAAAGATGCTTTGCTGCCTTTTGCCCTATACATATCTCCAACATTTTTAATAAGATTTTTCTCACTTACACCATCTGCTAGTGTAAATGGGAAATCTCTAATGTATGTGTTTCTAAAATACTCTAAGAACCCATCGAGAGTTTCATCAATGTCTTTATATGTGTTAAGTCTGACACCCTCTGCTCTGGGATTACCATGTTGCTCACTCCACTCGTAATACGACTCGACAAATGACAAAAATGCATCGTAGTTACTTACTACGAAATCAGGCAGTTGATCTTTAAGTTGTGTTGAAAATCTCTCATCAACCGATGGTGTGTACGGAAGTTGATCAAATGTATATCCATCAATTCTCAGAGGTAGGAGTAAAGACCCACCGAATACTTTTAATGGCATGTGTGTCTCCTACTTATTATCAATAACCGCCGCCAGAACTAGACGAACCACCACCACCAGAACTAGACGAACCACCACCACCAGAACTAGACGAACCACCACCACCAGAACTAGATGAACCACCACCACCCGAACTAGATGAACCACCACCACCCGAACTGACTGATCCAACACCGGCACTCGTTGAACTAGATGTTGTTGCGACCGTAACAGATCCAGCGTTTGTAATTTGAGTTTGCTCTATCCCGTTTGTCGTTACTCGAATCGCGGAGGTATCCTCCAGATAATCATTAAATAAGATTTGATCTCTAACAGAAATATATCTTTGATTTGTTGCAACCGCAAATATTTTAATAAGGGGTGTGTCTGCGGGCGATGATATTTGGACAGAATTTATTCGCACTATACCGCGTGCATAATCAACTGTGCCTACGTTCTCTGCAATCAATTCAGTTGACGAGTTGACTGTTCTAAAGAAAGAAATATTACCAAACCCATCATCACCAACAAAAACATCTTTTGTCTCCCCATCGACAGGATCAAGGTATTTAAAGGTGTTGGAGGTCACAACATTCTTGTGTCCGTCATGGGGGTGGTCAATTGGGTTTCCAAAAGAAACAACATATGAAACTGCTCTCACGGATTGTGGTAAAATTCTTTTTTCCATTTGAATGGAAACCGCCGACGAGTCAATCGCGGAAGAGGATGCATCTATATCCGTCAACAGATTTGAGATTGAAAATGACTGATCAAACTTACCAAGATTAGAATTAATATTTGAAACTATGTTTCCTCGGACAGAAGAACTAATCGCATCTGCGGAAAGTGATGTTTTAGTTGAATCAAACAAAACATTAGCACTTATTCGGATAAAAGTATAATCTGGATCGACTACCTGTGGGGTGATCGATAAAACTGCCTTAGTGCTTAAAAAGTCCTGAACTTGTTTTTTTACAGAGTCACTCACTATCGTGCCAATACTTGGTTTGATGGCAACAAAAACAGTTCCGAAAGTTGGTGGATCTGCTTCCTCTCCACCAAAAACAAACACAGAGTCAAATCCAGTGAAGTTAGACTCGACTAGAGAGGAATAGTCCCCCTTGGTCACTGCTCTGTTTTGTGTTGTGTATGCTCTGGGTGCTTTAAATCTAATCGCATCAACTGTCTCAAGATCAGTTCCCCCACTCGCCACCGACTTTACTACTACAGTATTTCCTGCATTTAAATATGTAAAACTTCTAGATGATTCACTATCTTCGTTTCCCGCTCCATTCGCCGCCGTGCCATTTGTCACAAGATATGTGATAGTGATTACATTACCTGCCTCTAGTTTTTTACCAATAACGTCATCACCAAAATAAACCTGAAATTCACCAGAAGTATTTTCTTCAATCCAAAATACATTTGATGTGGAAGTTATCTCTGTAAAATCTCCTGCCTTTGACCAAGTGTCTGTCAGTCCAGTCGTATCCGTCTGTGAGTTTTGAACACGAACCTTGACCGTCGAGATGTCAGCGTTTTTATCATTTATTTTGTATTTTCTATTTGTATCGGAGTCCGGCACAACATATGTGGTGTTTGCAAGCGATCCCTCTTTTATGATCAAGTCAGTGATCGCAGGGGTGGATGAATCTACAAAGTTGATTGTGGCAGATTCAGTATTTACAAAAGTGTATGACACACCACCAACAGTTGTCGTGAACTGTGCGCCGGGTAGTAAGACGGAGGATGAGGGATCAGATGAAAATGTCACATCAACCGTCGCGGAGGGTGCGGTCTTTGAGTTTGGAACATAACCTAGACTTTTGGCAATGGAGACGACAGAGGGTCTTTTGACGGCACTATCTAAAAACATTTCATTAGCGGCAACGTTATTATAAAACGCCTGATAGTGGGTGTTGTACGCGAGTAGATCGATGAGAACAGAGAGACCTGAACCGTCAAAGTCATAGTCCTTAAATTTTTCCTGACCTCTTAAAAACTCTTTTAAGTTAGTTTTGATATCTTCAAAATCAACAGAGTTTACTGATAGACTTTTTCTGTTTGTCATTACCTCAACCTCTTAAGTGTTATTGGAACCAGACTAACTCTGGTGTCCCCTGCCATTCTAAATCCTATTGTCACTTCAAATTCGTTTAGATCAATTCTAGTGATAACTTCTACTTTTAATAATTTAATTCTTGGTTCAAAGTTTTTTAGAACGGTTCTGATCCTCGCCTCAATCTCACTGCCGATGATGGGGGATGTTGGTTCAAAAAGTAGTCCGCGAATAGAAGAACCTAGTGTTGGACTAAATGGTCTCTCTCCTGCATCAGTCAATACTAAATTTCTAACCGCCGCTTTGACAGCGGCATCATCCTGTAAGATTGAAACGTCATTCGTGACAGGATTCCTTGTAAAATTTAGATCTATATCTGTAAACTTTGCCATGTCTTATTATCTATACTTTATAATCCGGTGCCACTCTCACTATACAAAATTCCGTCATCAGAATCTTCATCTGATCCACCTATGTCGTCTGGCGATTCGATGCCGGGATCAAGAAGACCGCCGCTCCCAGCAGCGAGTCCAGTCACTTGATTTGCCGCTGCCTTGAATTCACCCTTACCAACTTTATTTAGTAAGCGAGTTCCAAAACAAGGATCGTCTAACATGGATAAAATACTGAGTCCCGTTGTTTTCTTTGCAATGTAATCTATGGCAAATTCAAACTGTAAATTGTCGTCATTAATTAAAGCGGGTATGCTTGCTTGAAAGTCTTTAAGACTAGAACCAAGTCTTGCTAAATCTTGCACTGCTTGAGAGTTTCCTCCGCCGGGATTTCCTCCCGTGGGGAAGTTTGTCAAAAAGTTTCCGATATCCCCTGAAACTAGTGAATCTAAAGATCGCATCATGTCATCTCCGGGACCAAATAGACTATTAAAAATAGGAGAGTAGTGATCTTTCGCCGCCTGTGCGGGGTCTCTGAAAGTTTCTTGAAGAGAGTTAAATTGTGACGCTATGGCATGAAGTCCAGCGATTCCGGGATATTCACCTTGAATGCCACCGGGACCATATTCATTGGAACCAAATGGATTTGCAACACTCACTCCGCTAAGACGATCACTATGAATTCTAAATTCATCAACATTTCCATTTAATAACTCTAGATTTTCTGCTAAAAAACCAAAGGTGGTTTGACTCCCAAGTGGATTTTCACTAATGGTGACCGACCCGTCTGCGTTTGTTATGACATCAATTGTGATCCCAGCACTGGGTCCACCAGCGTTATTAATGGATGTTAATATATCACTAATAGAACCCTGCACCTTTCCCATTGCACCCTCAATTGGATTTTGAAATGCGCCCTCATCCGATCCAATCAAATCTAAAAGTTTCTTTTCGGCGGTGCTTAAATCTAAAGATGGAATATCGCATCCTGTAACATCTAATAGTTGTCTTGTAAAAACTGGCATAATTATCCTCCTGCTGAAACCGTGTTTGCTGATGTGCTTACTTTATGAACAGCACACTCCGCTTGATCTCCAATTCTTGCAATTGGTTTTCCCTCAACGTATACAGATGTTGAACCTGTGGCGATCCTAACAACGTGAGTGTGATCACCAAAGGGATGGGGTGTGATAAAACTACCAATATGTGCGGCAACCTTACCCTCCACGATGACAGAACTCGCTCCCGTCACGATCTTCCCTCCACACATATCTCCGATTCTTCCCACTAACTTCATGAAAGACTCTTCCTACTATCTATTTTTAATTGTCTTATTTGCTCTACAGTTGAGTAAACACCCTCGTTTGTTTTTCTCGACAAGTCAAACTTTTTAACATCAATTATTCTTGGACTCGTATTTCTCTTTTTATGTTTATCGTTAAGGTAATGTATCGTCTCCATTTTATGATACCCATCAAGAAAGTTTTTGTATGGTTTCCAAGTTCTAATTTTCTGTGTCTCTGGTTGTCTAATATTCATGAACCCGACGCAAGGTGTCTCTGGAACCGAACCCCGATCACCATGAACTGCAATGGCAATATGCTTCTCCCATAGATGAAAGTATTCATATTTCGGATACCACATGGTGTCTATCCAAATGCTGTATTTATAAAGACCAAGGTAAATAATATTTAAAGCAACTTGCCGTAAAAGTCTGTGATCTTCAAACTCACCTAATAATGCTAAATCAATATCTTTTGGTCTCCACTCGGTCTTTCCACCAACTGAACACCAATATGGAAAAGAACCATGTATGAAACAATCAAAATTTTCAATTCCATTTATATTTCGTATCTCTTTGATCATAACGTCAAGATGATCAACTTCGGGATATTTTAGTTCTTCAATTACAATCTTTTCCATTAACTCACACTCACAAACTCGAAATCTTCGTTCATAATAGCACCAAAGTTTTGCACACCGTAAAAATTATACAAAACAGAATCTCTTCTGATTCTAAAATCATCATTCGCATAATCAACAAAGTCAGCGGTGGTGATCGCAATCACATCAATCATGTCCTCGTAAGAGTCCATGTTTTCAAAGTTTGCACCGTTACTCCCCATCGCGGCGATTTGCGCCCCACTCTGTCTGTCGTCACTTGCCTCCGCTGCGATACCATTACCCGCACAGTTAAAAATAATACATCCCTCTATCACTCCTGATTGAACGACTGCTGAATCAGGGGGTGATAATTTCATTCCATCTGACCCACAATTGATAATCGAGGAGTTACGAATGTGCGGGTTACTTCTGTTGCTCGTTGCCGTGTGGTTAAAACCATGACCATGAACATTACAAATCACACATCTCTCCAACTTTCCAAAGTAGTTAGTTGTGGTTACACCATCTCCATCACCACTACCTGAAGATGTGCCTCCCCCGATGATCCTACAATCTGATACACTAGTGTTACTTCTTACGTCAAGTATTCTATCATACTGTTTTGTTGTTGACTCAAAAACGCACATTGAAAATATAGTGCTATTTCCGATCATAACTTCTGCATTGTTATTTGCCGGTGCTGCTTTAAAATTACAACCAAACCACATCTGTGCGTCAATATCACCGGTGTTGGATTCAACTATTGAATTTTGACTGTATGAGGCGTTCGTATTTTCAAAAGACAAGCATTTATAATATGTGTGTTCTTCTGTATTAATCGAACTGGTATTCGCACTATTGACAAAAAGTGGATAGTTTGTCAGGTCCAATCGAAGACCCGTTTGATCAAACTTAGGTCTAAGAATGGTTCCATCAGACTTGGCACCAACCCACTGATTGGGTTGTTCGTCTGTAGGGGCAGAACCACTAAAAGTTAACTGAGTTGTGTGTGCATATGTCCCCTCAAGAAATATAAACCGCTTGTTCGCTCGGTCGAGTCCCTCGATGTCTGTTGACCAATCACCACTGTCAATTGCCTGTAGTGCGTTCGCAACAGAACTACCGTCCTTACTCCCCGCACCTTCTGGTGAAATGAATACGTCAGTTAATGCCATTATGAACTATCCTGATTTCTTTCATATGTGAGGAATCCCTGAATCCCAGTGATTCCGGGGAATGATATTCCATCAATGTTCATGTAAATATAACTATCACTTGTAATAGAAGAACTCGCAATTGTTGAGGTGGTCGCTCCGTGTGCCGCTGTTGCCGCGTTAACAGTCGCAAGTGTTCTGGTCGATGTTGTTGGTGATCCAAAAGGATCGGCATAGTTAGCAGTGACAAAAGATGCAGTGATTCCACCGGTTCTTCCTGTTCGCACTCCTGCCTCTACCACGGTGGCGTTATACGGAACATAATGCATGGATGTTGTTTTTGCACCAGAGTTGATTCCAGATGATGCTTGGACCGTGAAATGTGCAACCTCTCGTCTTGCGTGTTGTAGGATTTTCAAGTATCCAACATTTGCAATTTCATCAACAGTTAGACCACCACTTGTCGGGACTTGAATGTTACCAGAGTTCCATATGTTGGTTCCACCGATTGTCTGAACGGCGGTCGAAAGACTTGGAACAATGTAAACATAAACTACATCATTGACCGAAGGAGTGGTGTCAACTTCAATACCACTTACAGCGGTGATTGTAAGAACATCCGAACCAAAAGTTGCTATACTTGTTTCTGTAGAGTCAACCGCCGCAATCAACAACTCAGTGCCGTCCTCTTTCAAAACTTGTAAGAAACCACCATTGTCGGCAAACAAAGTCATGATGGAAGAAATATCATTTCCGTTGGCATCGGTATCGTGAATTGACAGAACATCAACTGCCGTTCCCGAGACATTAGATGCCATCTTGACTCCGCCAGCACTCGGAGTTTCTGCGATACCTGTATGAGTAACGGTATATTTGAGTCCTGCACGGAACGCAGTATTTTGGTGAGTTCCATCGGGGAAGGTAACCCCATTTGTATCCAGAGACAACCCAGCAGTATGAATCGCTGTTGTCTCATCAATCCCGAGGTATCTACCTGCTCCGAGTCCATTGGCACCACGATCAATTATGGTAAGACCATCGACAGGATGAACCAAAATATCTCCCGTCGCACCTCCAACAGATGTTACAAATTCATTTTTACTGTGAATGTTGGTTCCATCTCCAAAGGTAATAGACTCAACAGAGTTTATACCATACGGGAATCCGACAGCACCCGACTCGGTGTCTAAAGAAATTCCAGAGACCGTGACGGTGGGGTCATGTGAGACTCCGGTGGTAAACATAAAGTAAAAGTCATTCGTAGCACCAGTAAATCCACCTTTACCAAAACTCCCACCACCGTAAGATGAATTTGATCTTAGTGTATTCTTTGTTTCTACAAGACTGGAGAGAGTAAAGGTTTTTTGCAAAACGCCATCACCGTAAAAACCACTCGCCGTGGTATAAGCAATAACACCAGCATTTTTTATGTTTTCGCCACTTGAATCCGCTGGCACATCTGTACCAGTTACGGGAGCAAGTGGGTTTGAGGAGACACCACCGGGAACACCATCTAAAATTTCAATTGGTGGGGTGCTGTCGTTAATTTCAATCGTAATTCCGTTTCCATCCTCATCCAATATACCGAAACTGAATCCAAAGTTGAGTGTGAGGTTTTGCCCATTTTGATTTCCAAAGACACCTCCGCCATCAAAAAATGATGACGATTTGGTGGCGTTAATCGATATGTTGTTTACCTTCGCACCAGTTTTACCGGTCGATCCGGTTGAACCAGTAATACCAGTGGCACCGGTTGAACCAGTAGTACCAGTGGCACCGGTTGAACCAGTAGTACCAGTAGCACCGGTTGAACCAGTAATACCAGTGGCACCGGTTGAACCAGTAGTACCAGTAGCACCGGTTGAACCAGTAATACCAGTGGCACCTGTGGAACCTTTCGCCCCACCTTGTATGAGACTTAATACAACAATGTCACCAGTTGTCAGTGTGCCTGTCGAAAACGGTGATGAAACTTGCTTGAACAAGTCGATTTCATTTAAGTCACCGATACTATACTGATCTACTTGTGGGTTAAATGATCCATCTCCAACATTTAAAGATCTTTTTACGGAGGGATCAAATTCTTTTTCAATCAAAAGTGTATAAACTTTGGATATATTATTTTGAGTGCTAAAGTTAATCGGCGCGCCGTTGCCATCTGTGTCTTCGATTGAAACTGCACATGATCCACCCGAAGACGAAGAGAAGAATAAAAATCCATTGGTCAGTCCCGGATCACCATTTGCGTTTGCAGATGACGGTGGGGATGTTGTAAATGTATAACGAACGCTACCAATTGTCGCCGCAGTTCCCCCGTCTCCTTTGTCGCCTTTCGGTAAAACAAAGTTTTTAAGTCTGTAATAACAACTGTTCTCATTTAGTGTTCCGAAGGTTTCACCAGCATCTCTAGTTGATGTAATACTAACAGTAGCGGTGAACCCAAAGAAGTTGGAGCGACCTCCGAGTGATTCGCCGGTTACTGCGTCAGTCGTGAGAATAACTCTTGAAAAAGTTTGATCATCGGTAAACGAAGATCCAGCGATGGTGGGGTTTATAAGACTGTCAACTTGAGTTTTTACGATGTCAACCTGAGTTCCCACTTTTAAAAGATTTATGTAAGTTTCTGCTGCTTGGTTTGCTCTTGCCGAGACACCTGTGGGGAATTGGATAAAATCACCAGAACCAGATGATCGCCCATTAAATTTTACATGGAACTCACCGCCTGTTGATATGATATCCTTGCCTGCGACTCCACCCACACCTTCAACTGCACCTCCCGCTGAACTGGTTGAGTTTGTTAACCACGCAGTAGTATCAAAAGCAGAAAGTGGTGTTTTACCGTCAGCACCAGTCTTACCTTGTGATATGCCTACTTCTTGTGTTGCCCCGATAGTTCCATCGGAGTTGATGGTGGTGACTGTAAAAATTTGATTGCCATCAGAGTCTTGTGTTACATCAAGAGAAACACCGACACCATCAGCACCCACTACCTTTTCGTCACTAATAGTTTGTGTGCCACCCGTGCCAGATATTGTTTCAATAACTAGATTATCACCAACTCTGGTAGCGGAAACACTGTCGCCTTTTACAACACCGACATTTGTTTGAACTGAAACCGCATCCGCATCTGTCGTTGTGATTTTAAGTTCACCATTTTCGATTGCAACATCAGTTACGCTTGTTCCGGTCGAACCGGTAGCACCCACACTTCCACGAACAAAATCTGTAACTAATGTTGGTTCGGTTCTTTTAAAACTAACCACCTGCGTTGTGGTATCACCTGCTGAAATGGACTCTGGTTCTATTCTTGGGGGCAGCGGTTGTGTTTCTGACAGGTAAGCATGAATATTTTCAATATTACTTACAAGAAGACTTATGATGGTATCATCAGCGTCATCGATTTCACCGAAAATTTCTACGCCGATGTCATCAATTGTATAAGAAAATGGTCTAGATGAACTTCGTTGAAGAGGGGTATCAATGTAAAACAGTCGTAGAAAAATTCTACGAACTCTTAAGTCCTTAATAATTTTCTCAACTAATTCGTATGCCATATTAATTTAACCTAATGGAACTCCCTCGAACTATTACGTTAGAAGCAGCAGTCAACTTCATTTCGCCCCCAGCGTTTATCGTAAGATTACCACCTATGATTTGTTCCATGTCTCCATCAACTTGTAACGCACAATTTTCTTTCGTGTAAATTGTGGAGTCACCCTCGACGGTTATATTTAAGTTGCCTTTCACATGCAAATTATTATCTTTAATTACCGCTTCGTATTTGTCTCCGACCACTTTGATGACTTGTTTACCATCTGGATGGATCTCTTCAAACGTCCCTGACTTATGATATGTATGGAGTCTCTCGGCACCCGGAGTGTCATCAATTTCCTCTATGTGTCCTGACTCTGATTGTTTGACATGGTTGAAGGGATATTCTGCTTTGTATGGAGTCTCTGGTTCCTCCACCTCTGAACCACCACCGATTCCCCCTGCCAATGTCATTTTGTCTATGTCGCTTTTCTTTTTTTCAACGACAGTTTCTTCTTCAATACCCCTAGCAATTTTATTTGTGTCTGGTTCGTTTAGTAAATCCTCTAGTGGATATTTACCACTGGGATCATTGAATCCCTCTTGGGTGTTCGCTGCTTCTTCTGGAACGCCGCCAAGTGTTCCTAAAATCATAGGTTCTTGGGATGACTCACCATCACGGAAAAAACCAAAGACCCAAGTGCCTTCAACGGGACCGAGCGGTGTCTGACCGATCCCGTTCATGGCAGCAGATGTTATGGGTTGAATTGGATATGCCCACGGCAGATCCTCGGTTGGCAATTCGGTTTTGTCCTCAGTGTGAAAACCTAAACAACGAACCTTAACGCGACCAAGTTCATCGGGATCTTTTCTATCCTCGACAACACCCTGAAACCAAATAAAACCATTTTTCCCTGCAAAGTATTCCATAAACTAACCTATCTTTAATTTCTCTTTAAAATAGAATCACTGCTTGAGGAACCGGTCCCCATGAACTCAGACTTATCAGCGATTGGTTCTTCATATGAATTTTTAGAAAGCAACATGCTATTAGTGTATCCTTCTGGTGTTATGATATGTCTTAGAGTTGTTATCAAGTATTTTCCGCTAACATTTCTATCATACCACTCTGGATCAGATCCCTTAATTGATCCTGTCTTGGGGACGAATATTTCTATGACTGTTCCTGCTCGGAGTAGAGAGTTTCCAGCAGTACCTAACCGCATCTTGATTGTATCAACTAATGATTTTGATGAGAGTGTTCTTTGAAACCACTCCTCATGGTTTTGCACGTTTGGAAAGTCCTCCCCCATGAGACCGGTTTGTTTTGTGATCAAGTTAAAATTTACATTTGGACTCTCTGTATAGATGCTTTTATTTTGAGTCACTCTATTATCAGTGATGTAACGAACATTCGTATCATCATTATAGTTAAAAACCTTCTGCTGCCATTTTTTTGTTTTTAAATCATGTTGATATAAAACAGAAGAAAAAGCACCTTGCATATGCTCTTTTAATTTTTGGTTCGTTTTTAAAAACTTAACCTCTCTAGGATTTAAAAACTCCCTGTTTATCTCTCTAGGACCACCTCTTTCAAATCTTATATTGGGAGGCATTTGAACATATGCGAGAAGAGGTTCTTGGGAACACAATTCACTTAGAGTAATAAACCTGTGTCCATTCGTGGTTTCAAAAAAAAGATAGTTGGTCTCATCACTTTTCTTGGCGGGAATAGCACGACTAGACAACCATTCTAAAAATTTAAAGGGAGACCATCTGGGTATGACATATTTTTGTTCATTTAATGTTTCTTGAGTGTCTAATTCTTTTCCGAAAGACTCAGAGTAAACTGAACTAGCAATATCACTAATTTTCCCTTTCACTGACTTTGATAACTTTAGTGATTTATCAACGAACCCAACATCAGAGAGAATTTTTAATCGATATACTTCAGATCTTTCATTTGAGGATCTGACTCTATCTGTGACCTCAACAACACGAAAATTCATCTCGACCAGTTCAGATCCTATGCCGGGTGTTCTGAAAACTATTTTTAGTTTTTCATGACCCGTGATTGGAAATGTGTTTAGTAAATCAACTGTGTCTTTTATAAGAACATTCCCAATGATGCTGGTTGCGTGAATATTTTCAGAAAATGATACATTTTCATACATCGGTCTTAAATCTACAGCACCACCCGAGTCACTCTCCAACGAAAGAGAAACAAGTTCAAAATCGTTTGGTTTTGTGTAACTGTCGGATGGGACGATGCTGGGTTGGAGATTAAACTCTGCCATTATGTGTCAAAAACCTCTCTCAATTCTCTTACCACATTTTCTAAAAGCGAGGGATCTAAAAGTTTTAGTTCCCTACTGACATCGTTTTGCGTAAATTCGTACTCCTCATTCGTCACTATAAAATTACCGTTTTTATCATTAATATAATTTTCAAGAACAGTTTGTGTCACGCCAACAGGAGTGGAGGAGAATCCATCGCCGGTTTGTCCAACCGGAACCTGATTCCCATTATCATCCGGAGGCGTTGCCATAGGATTTAAAATTCTGTTGTCCTCTTCAAAATGGTGGACCGCAAATCTACTATCACTAACCCTTCTAACCTGTGCCCGAATTTCAGTATCGTATCCTCTAGAGATAATATCTCCGACTTTTATTTCCCCAGAGACTCGATCTAATTGTATGGCGGATAGTTCTGGGATATATTTTCTCACAACTCCTAAAACTTTATCTGGTCCACTGTCTTTATAACTGTTTCGTTTACCAAGATAAAGGGTGATTGTGTCGCCCTCTGTAAATGTCCTGACTGTTGATGTTGGACTAATTGGATGTGTAAAAAATTGTTCAGAGTCCGATTCTGGTGAAAGGAAAAGGGTGACCGATCTATATTTCTTGTCTATGAAATCGTCTAGTGATCGAGATCGTAAAGGCAAACGATATTGAGGATCGAGCAAATCATTAAAAAGCAATACGACCCAAAAGAACTGTTGATCTCCGTAGACATCTTCAGCGATAGACTCAGGTGTTGCACCCTCAGACACGTTGTATTTGATAAACGTCCCAGTTTCGTCCTTCACTTTGTCGGTAAACCCAACACGAAGGAGGATATCCTGTATTTGCTCTACTTGACCGCCAGTGATGGGATAGTTAAAGGTTGGAAATTTACTGAAATACATTAGAACCCTTCATTAACATGCTGTCTTGTAATGAACTCTGCCTCTTTGAAGGAAAGTTCAAGTGTAATTTTTGGAGGCATACCATTTTTAAACGAGTAGAAAACTTCATCTGGTGTAAAGTTCGTAGAAATTTTCTCTAACACACAACGGTTTAGTTTTGGTAGCACAGGGTTGTCCGTTACGCCAACACCGGGAGACAAATCCGTATTTAACGTTCTAAACTTTATTTCAAACTCCGATGGGAAGTTAAAGAAAGCACTGTTTGATGAAACTTCAGGATAAGCGTGGAACCTAAAAACCTTAATTATTTTAGCAACCATTTCTGCTTCCTCTCTGCTTCTGGGAGAGAATACAAAACTAAAGTTGAATGTTCTCATGTTTATACCCTGAAACATTTGCTCTTTTCTTGGGTTAACAACAACGCCCAGTCCAGCGGAGAGTGCTGCACCCGTGTTTAAACTTTCTTGTCCAACTATACCCGCTGCTTTATCCACCCCACCTGCGAGTTTTCTTAGAGCGTTAAGTGCAACCACACCACCAACCGCACTCGCACCAGACTTTACTGCTTGTAGACCGGCAAAAGAGGTCTCTTCATAGTTAATCCCGTCATCAAATTGTATTCCACCGGGGAGATAAAGAAAAACAGAGTCACCAGTATTTTCCGTTGCTTTTGCAAATCTAGTATCTCTGGTTACGCTTTGCTGTTGACCTGATCCGGGAACACCCGATGCACTTTGGTCTGCTAAAATTGTTCTTAGTTCACCTGATGCCTCGTCGGTTTGATTTAAACCAAGAAGACCACTGCCAGTTTCCACTGCTGATTGTCCAAATGATTCAATCGTTTTGACTGTAGATGATAGATTTCCATTTTGTTTAAAAAAGATTCTAAACTCCATCCAATTGACAATGCTTTCCGCTGAACTGTTTTCAGTTGGATTTTCGTTTGCAAATATATCAAGTGGGTAATATAATGGAGAACCGTCCGTGAGAGAATTAAAGTTCCCACTTCGCTGCGAGGATTCTAGTAACCCATCAACTTGTTGAACTGCGTTATTCAATAATCCGCCTGATTCGCTGAACTCTGATTGTGGATCTGACATTTTTTGCTCCTAGATATATGTATATGGCATACAGAGGAAAATATAAACCGGTTCATCCAGATAAATATCAGGGCGACCCTACAAAAATAACATACCGAAGTCTCTGGGAGAGAAAGTGCATGAAAGTATTTGACTCAAACCCAAACGTTATTATGTGGTCGTCAGAAGAAATATCCGTGCCATATATGTCTCCTGTTGATGGAAAGCGACATAAGTATTATCCTGATTTCTTGATCGAATTGAAAAACAACGAGGGTAAAATACAAACACTTTTGATAGAAGTAAAACCGGATAAACAAACATCAGAACCAAAAAAACCAATAAGTGGTAAAATCACGCAACGATATATCACCGAGGTTAAACGATACGCCGTGAACGCCGCCAAGTGGGAGGCAGCAAAGTCCGTGTGCGAAAATTATGGGTGGCAGTTTAGAATATTAACAGAGAAGGACATTTTCTAATGCTGTCAGACGAACTTCGCAAGATATCCCCGCCATTATCTAAATTTTTGTTAAAAGTCGCCCCAGAATTAGCAGGGGAAGATGTGGTGATCCGAAAACCAAAATCAATTCCAAGGTCTAGAAATTTTGTTGGTCGATCTTACTTATTCAACTATAGAAATCCTGTTGGAAAAGGCAAACCTGATCTTCCATACTATCACATTTTTCCTATGGTGATAAATTTAGAGCAAAGAGAAAAAACGATGCTGGCACTAAATCCATTTTATCTGCCACCGAATCTTAGAGAGGATCTCATAGAGAACTTACTCGCTCGTCTTGCTGGTGATATCGAAGACGAAGATGCTAGATCAAAAATAACTTACAAAACTATTGCTAAATATAGAAGGAGTCTCAGAACTGCGTTCCCGTGTATTAAGCAATACCGGCACAATTTAATGAGTCCCATCGTTTTAGAAATGAAACCGTCCCTTTGGAAAGAATTTTATCTGGGAGATATATCAAAAAAACACTCAACCTTTTTCATTGGGCGGTCACCAAAATCAGTATGGAGCGAAAGCGTGGTTACCAGCAAAGAAATGGGAAGAGATAGGAGAAGAAAACTATGAGCGTATTTGGTTTTTCTGTTAACAGATTCATCGCCGAGATAGCGGCAAACGGAACGGCACGCACCAACCGATATGAAATATTATTTGGTTCAACAAGGTCTGGTGGACCCTTATTCAATAGAGCAGCACAAGAAAAGTTAAACAGTCGCTTAGAGTCCCTGAGTCTCCCTGCAAGCACGATTGGAAGTAATCCTGTCAAACTGCAAAGCATAGATCGAGAAATGCCTTATGGTAGAATTTATGAAGGAGATATCACACTTACCTTCCTAGAGGACAGAGACTTTAGAATAAGAAAAATATTTGAAAGTTGGCAAAAAAGAGTTATCGACGATATTACATATCAGTGTGGATACTATGATGAGTATATCTGCGAAGAACTCGATATTGCTGTGCTAGATGAAACAAATAAAGGAACATACAACGTAAAATTGTTTGATTTGTTTCCCAAAAGTATAAATGCGATAGAATTGTCAGGCGGAGACGAGGGTCTGGTAAAGACAAGCGTGTCACTATCTTTCCGTCGATGGAAATCTGGCGAACGAGGAGGGGATGTGTCATCTCCCTTCCAATTACCAATATAATAAATTGATAGGAGTTATAAAATGGCGTTACCTAAATTAGAAACACCGACATTTAAGGTGAAAGTTCCCTCGACAGGGAAGACAATTGAATATAGACCTTTTTTGGTCAAAGAGGAAAAACTTCTCCTCATGATGGGGGAAGGCACAGACCAAAAACAAACGTCAGAGATAGTGGCAAAACTACTTGAGTCGTGCATTCAAACAAAGATCGACATCAAGACGCTCACCACATTTGATTTAGAATATATTTTTCTAAACCTTCGAGCGAAATCGGTTGGCGAAGATGTCTCAATCATGATCGGTTGTGAGGAGTGCAACGAAAAATGCCCAGTTGATGTTAACATTGAGACCGATGTATACATTGACTACGGTGGGAAGAAAATATCAGACATTGATTTCATGGTGCCGATCACCGACAGCGTTGGTGTTGAAATGAAGTTCCCTACAATAGATTTACTAACAGATCTAAAAGAGGATGATTCTGTTGGTATGATCATCAAGTGCATGAAGTCAATTTACGACAAAGACACCGTTCATAGCGTGACTGACTATACCGATGCCGAGGTGAGAGAGTTTATTAACTCACTTAGTGTTCGTGATGTTCAAAAATTACAAACCTTTTTTGATGAGATGCCCAAGGTAAAATGTAAGATTAAGTTTACATGTCCACATTGCGGACACGAAAATGATTTTGAGATTGGAGGACTTTCCAATTTTTTCTGATGTGCCTGTCTCATGAAAGTTTAGAGAACCACTATAGAGTGAACTTTATGATGATGCAACATTATAAATATAGTTTGAGTGATCTAGAAAATATGATTCCGTGGGAGAGGCAAGTTTATCTTGGTTTACTTACCGAGTTCCTTAGAGAAGAAAAAGAGAGAGAATCTAGACGGAGATAATCAATGGCAGAACCCCCATCACAAAAAGGAAATGATAATAACCCACTATTATCATTACTAGGAGAGAGAGTCCCCACCGAAGTAAATACCGGTGAGATTACTAACGCCATTGAGTCACAGACAAGAACTGTTGAATTCTTCCTAACCCAAGAACTCGAAAGCATAGGAAAAACGTTTCAATCTCTTGCGGGCAACATAACACAAAGTTTCAAAGATCTTGCAAAAATTACATCGTCTGCACCAAAATCTGGAAAAGAAGAGAGACAGGAGCAGCGTTCGATGTTCCGTGGTCTTTTCAAAGATCTTGGAAAATCTATCAGCGATTCAATTGATGGATTGAAGGGCGCACTAAAAAACACTTTTGATGGGTCGGGAATCATGGCGATTCTAAAACCGATTATTTTGGTCGCCGCCGCTTATTTGTTCAGAACATTTAAAGTATTAGAGACATCAGCAAAAATTGTTGTGGGTCTTTTCAAGGGTCTTCCAAGATTATTTAGAGGTCTAAGAACTTTCTTTGGTGGATTGTTTAATCTAGTCAAAGGTCCGATTGGTGGGTTATTTACGAAACTCGGTGGACTGTTCTCGAAACTACTTGCCAAGTCTGGTATTGGTAAATTTTTCTCCAACATAGTGACTAAGTTACAACCGGCATTCAACGCAATCAAGACAGTCATGACAAAGGTGAAGACTGCGGTTGATATCATTGGTGGTGCATTTGGTAAAGTTATAACAAAAGTTCAACCTGTATTTAAAACCATTGGTGGTTTCTTTGGGAAAATTGGTAACTTTGCAAAAGGTGCGGGTGGTGTCGCCAGTAAAGTGGGTGGTGTGTTTGGAACAGTTGGCAAAGTCCTGAAACCCGTATTTGGTGTTTTCAAACCAATCATGGGTTTTGTTGGTAAGATTGGTAAATTTTTTAAAGCAGTTCCGATTCTAGGACAAGTTATCACGCTCATTGAGGGTATCGTCGGATTCTTCCGTGGATTCTTTGGCACTGAGGGTAGTTTCTTCGATAAACTCATAAGTGGTGTTCAAGGCATCTTTGCCCAAATTATTAGTGGACTAACATTTGGTCTGGTATCATTTGATGATGTCATGGGTTTCTTTGATAACGTAACGACTACCTTGGGAAACTTTTTCTTCTTGTTGTACGACTTCTTCACAACTACAGTGCCAAACTTTGTAAAATCAGCGTTTAATGGGTTGATAAGTTTCTTTACTGACACTATCCCAACTTTCTTCTCTAATTTGGTTACCAACATAATATCATTTTTTACAAGTCCAGTTGAATTCATTAAGGACAGATTTTCCATATTTGTGTCTAAAGCGAAAATCATGTTCTTAAAAATAAGATTGTATATCGCTGAACTTTTGAGTTACATCGGAATGGGCGAGGATACAGATGAACTTGAGGCACAGATCGCGTCTGAGCAGAATAAACAAAGGCAACTTTTTGCGAGACGAGATGAAAGATTAAACCAAGAGTTTGATGCAGAGGGTAGACTCATTGAACAGGGCAAGAACGCCGGAAAGAAAAAGAAGGTCAGTGCAAAGATGGCCGACATATACTCAAAGTCGCTGGTTTCCAGTGCTGACCGTGAACAAATCTCTACCGAGGCGATGCAACAATTCCTACAGGGTAAATCCGAGAAGGAAATACAGGCACTTAGAACAGGTGAAGGTTCTATAATGGCACTGGGCGGTAAACGATTTGGCGAAGAGACAATAGAAGAGTTAAAAGAAATCACAAGACTGCAACGAGAAAAAGAAGAAGAGGAAAGACAGGCGAGACTACAGGCGGCGAGAGACCGTGCCTCAGCGGTCGTTGTTACAAATAATAACAATATCCAGTCATTTGAGATGTCAGATGAACCTGCGACCGAAAAAGATCAATACGGTTACGCGAATACCAATATGGGTTCACTTGGGATGGCATAAAAGAAAAACCCCCGGATTTCTCCGGGGGTTTTCTGTCCCTAACAGGACTGTCTCTCAATCCTCACTAGCGAGTCGTTCAAAGTAGGACATTGCATCGTCCTCTTCGGCGGGTGCTGAATCCTGCACCGTGTCGGTAGTCGGGGTCTCATCACTTCCCCAACTATCATTGCTAGACTCTAGCGAAGTGGTCTCGGCAGTCTCCTTGGGAGCAGAACCGCCAAGCACGATATCGAGACGCTGCTTGAGTTCGTCATAGGACTTGTAGTTGCTGGGGTCCACGAACTCATTCAACTTGTATTCGCTGTTCCACAACTTCTTGAGACGATCATCGTCTCCATCGAAAAGTTCGGAAACCGAATCGAATTCCGACTTATCGTAGTTGAGGAAACCGGCAACTTTACGAATACGAAGTCTAAAGTTTGCACCCTTCCAAAAATCGAAGGGAACAATTGCCTCTTCATCAGCAAATTCCGGACGCATAGAATCCTGAATCTTCTGATAGATCTTCTGACCATAGCGATAGAGGAAGATCTTGCCCTCATTCTCAGGATTAGCAGGATCACTGATTACGAGAACGTTAGAAACATAGTTCTTCTTTCTCTTAAACTTTTGTGAAACCTGATCCTTCTTACTCTGGTCCCCGCTGTTCCAAAGACGAGTGTTCATCTCAGACACGGGATCCTTCTCGCCGAGAGTGGTGCGAGAGTTTTCAATATACCAACCACCCGGACCTTGGAATCCGTGTGAGTAGTAAAGCACAAACGGGGTGTCCTCTCCCGGTGCTTCGGGAAGGAATCGAATAATTGCCTGACCTGTCCCGGCATCATCGACGGCGGGTCGCCAGAACCGATCATCCTTATACGAGTTCTTGGTATCATCCATAGAGGACAACTTCTCGATGAGGGCATCAGTATTTCTACTGTTCTTTTTCATTGCTTCAAATGACATATTGTTTTTTACTCCTGTAATAGTTTTCAACTGTTTCCGTCAGTTGTATGTGCTAAGTATAGCATGTGTTTTGTGTTTGTCAAGGGTTTACCACAGTTTTGGTGTTCTCGGCAAAAGATTTATTTCCTCGCCTTCAACCCTGATCTTTTCTTTTATTGGATTTGAAAGATATTTTGCACCCAGAGCGGGTTCTATTTCTAATTCACTGCATACCTCAACGACTGCCTCGATATAACCGCATTCGTTGTCGGTAACATGTCTTTCGACGGTTTTTGAGAATTCTTTCTCTAGTTTATCAAACATTTTTTCTCCATGTCTAAGGTTTAAATCACACTACATACTATGTATCATATACAAATTAATGGAGATTGTCAATGGCAAATGCAGCAACAGCAGAAGATCATGTTACACTAAATTTAGGTGAGGGTGGTGCCGTCGTTGCCACCGATTTCGTCGCAGAGGCGGATTTTGGTTACGGCGATGGCGTAGGAAACGCCCATTTTCAAATTGTTAAACTAAGCACTGGTGGGGTAGGTGAATACGCTCTATTGTCCAAAGATGCTCCCGTCCCGGCACAACTCGCCACAATCGGAAACTCTGGATTTTTGGCAAATGGATTCATCGCGGTTCGTGGTAATACAAACGGTGACCAAGCGGTCCCTGTCAGTTTGTCCGGTGCTACACTAGAGGTAAATGAAATTACAGTCGTCGGTGGAACCATCGATCAAATCACCGGTGCGTCCTGTGATATTAGATCAATTGCAGCGGGTATTACCCTTTCTGTTGTTGGAACAGAGGGAATGACAGCGGTAGCAGTTCGCACCGAAAATGATTATGACGTTGCCGTCACTGGTGCAGTTGAGATCACATCGGTTGCACTACCCACTGGCATGACATCATATACCAAGTCATTTGATCAAGAAACGTTGCAAACTTTTGATGGGTTCACTTTGTCATCCGGCGTTAAAGTAAAGAACTATTTCAGTGGTCTTGAGGGTTTAACTCCCGGTAACTCTGGTCCCGGTGGTGGTCTTCTTTGTGTTGGATTCACTGGTGCATTAGCAGCAGGAGCATCAACCGGATATCTACTGTCCCCCGGTGAAGAGGTGTTCATTGAAATCAAGAACACAGACAAACTACTAGCGACCTCCGTTGATTTTGAAGGAACAGAACAACACGTTAATATGTCAATCTTAGGAACTTAACACATGGCAGCAAGACATCGCGTAACAGCAGGTCGTCATCTAGGTGCTGGTCGCCTCGTTCGACTTACACAGGACTTCTTTGTTTACAATGCACCATGTCCTGATGGTAGTTGTAACGAGGGACCGACCTGTGAATGTCCCCCTTGTGAAGACGGTGACTTTCTCGACGGAACCGGTGTCGGCGGTGCTGATAACTCAAGAAACGCGACCGATGTTCTTCTCGCTGGTGGATCCGCTGCATTTCACCAGACAAATGGTGGTGTCAACAACGACAACTTCTTTGGTCTTGGGGCAATAAATCGATTTGTTCCATCGCACACTCAGGTTTTTTCTGAAAATAGAAAAAACTTCAATGACGCAGGTGTCGAACATGCTCCCGTTTTTAACATATCACATAACTTTGCACATGCAAGATATAGAAAAGGTGTAAAGGCACATCAACCTATCCCCAACGTACCATATTCAGTCTTAAAGAGTGTGATTGGAACAACTCCCGCCATGTCAATGGGTGATTCAAGTGGTTTTATCAACTCTGTTCAGGTAAGAAAGTCATCTGGCGGCGTTGACTTTGCTTTTGATAATTCATCAGAGGACATCAAAGAGGATAATTCTCCGGTCACCGATCCCAGATTGTCAAGTAAGATTGAAGACATCGGATATGATGCGATTGAAAAAGATCGCAATTTTACGAAGGCCCGGGAGATCAACTTCGCAAACACAATAAGTCGTGTGTACGGAGATGCCTATAATCGCAGCGGAGGTCAAGGCGATTGTGTATGTCCGAACGACGGGGGTGATATTTGCAGATTTTGTTGCGGCGGTTGCGACAGCGAGGTGATTTGCAGTGGCGGAGTCTTTTGCCAGCGTTCGGAGTGCCCTACCGACCCATGTGATACGGAAGTGTGTTTCGACACCGGGGGAGGGTGCTGCAACAACCCAGTACCCAACCCGTGTCTAAATGGTAACGGGGGTTGCGGTGACAAATGCGTTTGTGAACCTGTTCGAGATGGTGACGGTTGTTTTACCGATGAAGTAACCTGTGATTGCGATCCCCCGTGTGAACCATGTGACAACCTTTGTGGACAAGACGAAGATTGCAATTGTATAGACTCGAAGACCAAGACTTGCACAAATAGAGATGGTGATGTATGCTCAGAGATCGAATACTGTCCGGGTCAACCGGTCCCGGAGTGTCCGCCACTAAATTGTCGAGGGTTCTGTCCCGGCACACCAGAGAAGTGTCCACCGAATCTGCCCTGCGGCAGTTACTGTGATGACACCTGCGAGGCAGAGTGTCCCGACGGGTGTGGTTGCCCAGAGAATCCCGGTGTCCTTGGTGTTGGTTTAGATGAAAATGGTTGTCCCAAAGGAGATTGCTTAGGTAACCCATGTGAGACAGACCCAGATCCATGTGAAGATCAGGGGTTGTGTTGTCCAACAGAAGCACCGTTTGACGAGTGTCAAGAATGCGATCAGTGTGCAGATGAACGATCCGTGACCATCAAGTCAGGTGAGATAACATCGATCAAGGGCAACTACGTTCGTGGAGACATTGTTCCAATCGCATACTTCAACCACAACCTTAATGGTGGTCTTGAATTTGCAAGTGGAAATCAACTAGTGGTTGGTCCGAGAGATACCGTTATGTCCTGCGTTCTAGAACTCACCGTAAAAGATGTCTTCGGCAGACTCGCCCACACCGCCGCTACACCAAGAGTAAAACCACTAAAACTTAGTGTGTATAGATCAAAGGTCGCCATTGATACCAGTTATGTAAGTTGTAACAACAGAGACAACGGACAATCGTGGACATCTGACTCTGGTAGAAACGAAACTGATAGAGATCTAGTCGCAACGTCAAGTGTTACAATCGGTGACGAGATCAAACCACTTGATAAAATTACTTTTGATCTCACTGAGATTGCAAGAGACGCTGCTCGAAACAACAACGGTGTCATGAACTTCATGATCGAGGCATCAGATTGGTTTGCCGAGTCAACTGGTTTGCGACCGGGGAGCGATGATGTCAGACCTGCAATGCTTTTACAGTTCTTTGATCAGGGTGCCGGTGCCCATAGACCAAAGGTAAAAGTCTCGGTGAATCAGGGTCTACGACCAGCAACGCAAAGACTGAATCCTGCTGTCGCTCGTCGCCGTGCTACCGCTGGACTTTGAGGTTCTGAAAATCACTAATGGTTTTACGAAGAGACGCAACATGGTTAATCGGGTTATCCACGATTTCCTGTGTGGTTCCATCTTCGCTTGTGATTAGGATGACAATTTGATCAATGGTTTGACCAGTCAGTTCCTTCCACATAATCGCATATGCAGTTGCTTGCTGAAAGTAATTGTCAATGTCGCTAATCCGCTTTTCACGGGTCGATCCCTTGAAGTCGATGATCGAGAGTTTGCCTTTGTATTCTGCAACGCAGTCCACGCGACCGGCAAGTTTTAGTAACTTACTATAAAGCGGGACTTCCTGTGCATACACATTATCAATTTTGTTCAGCATCGGAAGTGCTTGCTTGAACAATAAAATTTCATCGCCCTTGGGGTCGAGTTCTTTGTTATTAATATAATCTTCAATAAGACTGTGGAGATGGTTGCCCCGACGAGTCACGCGAACGGACTCCTTGGGGTTCTTCTTTCGCCACTCAGCGAAGAATGCCTTTTTCTTGTGTCCCGTTACGGTGGTAACTGAGAAATACTTGTCGCCATCTGGGGTGACATAGTGTCTGCTGCCCTCACTCGTAACACACTTTAGATTTTCAAAAGTATGATTAAGTGAGACATGAGTAAATGTCTTGTTGTTATTCACATGCATATTTTAGCATCCATTCTATAAGTGTCAAGTTTATTTTTTTCTATTAACTTGAGAATTCTAAATCTAGTTTAATTGATGAACCCGCCGTAAGAAGAGAGGTCTTGTCAGGGAATTCTAATCTATATCTTCTTATCAAAGAACCGAGACCACTGGTGACAGTGGTAGTGACAAACCCCTCGAAGACTTCACCGTCAACATCCAAAACCGCTCTTTTATTTTTAAGACCATCTATCGCTGCTCCCGAACTTGCAAAGTCGCTGCCTGTCTGCACTTGGATGGTGAGATGATTTCTACTCGTTGCTGCACGAAGACCAAGACCATCTACCGCTTCACTGGTCAAATTCTGACTAATGATGCTTTGCAATCTCGATGAGTTTGCTCCTGTGATCACACTGAATCCCACGCCTTTGGCAGTAGATGTAGTTGTTCCCTGTAAACGAAGTCTATTTGTGGTTCGTTTTCTTTTTATTTTTGCACTTTTTCTTTTCCCCGTGCCGCGTGTGACACCGGGTTTGCCAAGTTTGTCGCCGCTGAGTTTGCCTTTTGCGAATGGTGATGATCCTGAATAAATGCTCATTTGATTCTAATCTCCGTAAAACCATCGAATTGAGTGTCCGGTGGAAGAACTGCTGTATTTGTATTTGTTATCCCTGCGACTGAAATCTGTGAAAGATCTGTGATTGGTATAAAAATACCCTCACTTTTCTCTTCGTTGGGATCTTTCTGAATTCCACCCTGAAATCGAGTTCTCTCAATTACAAACTTATCACTTAAAAAATCTGCGGTGGGTGGAAACGTGACCGAACCTGTTACTCCACCCAATTTAATAAGGGTATTAAATGATCTGTATTCGTTGAGTACCCCCGTTGTCGATCCTTTGGAAATTATTTCCACTCCCTCAACCGCAGTGGCGACACCGGTAAGTTCTTTTATTGTTTGAAATGTATGTGGCGTGTTTGCGACATTAATATCTGGTTTATGCACAGACGGAAACACACCAACAACCCTACGGATGTCCGTGGCATTTGTCTGGTCTGCACGAACAGAGTATGATGGCATATTGCTGTAATCAACAGTTCCGCCCGCACCAAGGTCACTCATATTATTCTCCTAACGCTGAAAAGGTAATGCCGCTTGTTGCAGTCGTATGACCGATGATTATATCATTCAACCTCTCTGCTGGGATGAAAATTTCATCTCCCTCTTCTAGCATGACGGCATCAGATATTCCCGCTCCCGGTTTTGTAATTCCAATGTGTCCTACGGTGGTGTTGTTATCAACAACTCGGAAAAGAACACCTTGATTTAAAGTTGTTGTGTTAACACCGGGGAGAGTCCCTTTAATAACATCACCAGCACCACTAAATCCTGCGGAGTTCAGCACATGAAAAGTGCCAATCACAGTCGGTTGTGGTGCTACTGTTCTGCGAATATCCGTGGTGTTTGTCTGTTGACTGCGGATACTATATGCCGGAAGATTGCTAAAATCTACGGTTCCGCCTGCTCCTAGATCACTCATTTGTTATCTCCTTTACCACAGTATGTAGGTTTTTGTAAATCGCTTGTGGTTCCGACATTTCTTTGATGGTTGACAATAAACAATTGTAATTTTCCTCTGTCGTTTCTTTCTTGTTTTTCTTCTTATCCTTTAAGATCTCTCTCGCCGCTTTTTTGTCCTCTTTTGGGACATCAGGATCGTCGAGTATTTTTTCTAGACGATCTACACTCATGCCCCTAAAAGTAGATTCTCTTTCTTTCTCTTTATCTTCCTTTTCTTTTTCTTTCTTTCGTTTTTCAGAACCCTTTTCGATCTGCTTGTCTCTTGCGGCGATCACCGCGTTCTTCGCTTTGGTGAGAAACTCTGCTTTACTATCTTCCATTCCGGGGAAGGGTGCTGGTTCCGTGTCAAAGAAAGCAGATAACGCCTTTCCTAGTGGGTTGTTTTCAAAGAAATCTTTAAATTTGTTTCTGACCTCGGGGTCTTCCATATCATCTGGAAGATCTGGTGGGATATCCGGATCGCCATCACCAATCATGTCCTCAACTTTATCAACTGCCTTTTCTGCATCAGACTTAAATTTGTCCTTTTTTTCTTTTTCATCGGCAGATAAATCATCGTCGTCTTTGGAGGATGATTTAGAATCCTCTCTTTTTTTCAATTCCGTGTTAGCAACGGAGACACTCGCTCCACCACGGGAGGCAACACCTCTTAACACATCACTACTTGCCTTCTTTGCTGCCTGTGTGGACATCTTAGATTTCCGCAGTTTAGAGTTTTCATAATCACCTCGCTTCTCACCGGGAGTGGGAGACTCTGTTAAAAACTCTTCAGCGAAATTTAAAAGTTCGTCATGATGCGGCATCTTCGATTTCGTCCATGAAGTTGTCTAGCAGGTCTTGGGCAACTTTCTTTTTGGTGTCCTTATCGATTTTGAATCCGGGACCAAATTCTTTGTTGTAATTCTTAAGACCATGCTCGACCGCGTACATGAAACCCTTCTGTGCTAGTCCAGCGTCAAAGGTTCCCTTTTTCATCTTGCGTGCGAGATTCTTGATGATGGGTTGAATCCTCTGCCGGTATAGACCGGCATCGTTTTCGATGTAGAGGGTAAGTTCACGGGCAGCAACCTCGTCCACTGCTTCCGAAATTTCAACGGACTCCTTGACCTGTCTACCCAACGAACCATCAATTCCCAATGGATCTTCTCCGTCTGCACGAATATACTCACCGGTTTTTGAGTCAAACTCATATGAGTCCTTAAGTCCTCGCTTGACCACACGATTGAGTGCGAGTCCGGAAATGAACTTAATCTTTGCCTGTGAAAGTTGCTTGAGCATCTCATCGGATAAAGAGTCAAGGAACTTGGTTAGATTCTCATAAGTCTTAGATGAAGGATCAACACTACCAATCTTCTGATACTCCTTGCGAAGTGCGGCGATCTGCTGTGAAGTGAACTTGCCCTTGGGTGGGAACTTACCGGGAAGTCCCATTGGTCGCATGACCTTTTCGTTAATCTCTCCGATGTTCATATCTGATAGTCCCTTATCGTACTCTGGATTTTCCTTGATAGCATGACTAAACTCAGCACCGCGAGTCTTCTTGATAAACTCTGCTACCTTCTTTCGTTCAGCACTATCGTGTTTCTTTGCGTCGAAGTAAAATCTCGCCTTCCCATCACTATAATCTGACTCTCGGTATCCGTCAAGACTTGCAATCATCGCTTCAAGTTTTCTAAAACCTGTTTTACTTACATTGACATGCACGGTGTGTTGAGTTGCCTCATCCAATTGAACGGACTCAATGAGACCCTCTTTCTTCGCAAACTTCATTGCGGCATCTGTGTTCAAATGTGTCCCGTAGTAGTTTACTACCTTTGTTCTGCTACCCTTGGTGTCAAATGTTGCCATCATGACCCCTGCTTGACCGGATGGTCTCTTGAGTGGGATCACAGCAAAAAGACCACTACCATCGGCGGCGGGTGCAGAGAAACTATACTCAGATGGTTTTGTCATCTTGAGAGTGTTTTCTAAGTCCTTACCAATTTTGCGTGGAGTTCCACTCTTCTTGCCACCCATGACATTAAATGGTGACATCGCCTCGTTAACAGAGTTCTTTAGTGGTCCTGTTGCACTGTCGAATCCCTTGAGACCGAGACGGTCGGGGTGAACCGAGAAATAACTATCAGCGTCCGCTATCGAATCGGCAGCGATGACGACCTTATATTTTCTACCACCGGTCCCCTTGATTTCCATCGGGTGATAAAAGATGGGATCACCCTTTTTGAATGACACATATTTACCACCAGAGGTGAATGTTTTAAAGTTTACAGCGACAGTGCCGTTCTTCCAACCCCTACTTTTTGGGTTGACCTTTTTCTCCCACCATGCCGCGTCGTGAGTTGACTCCATGACATCAGAGACATCAAGGTACATGTCTGAATCGGGATCGTAGTATTTGCCTGCCTTCTTGTCGTAGTAGAAAATCTTACCAGACTTGCGACTCTTGTATGGTCCTTCAAGTCCTTCTCGCTCACGGTCGGGATATCGCTCACGGTCAATGGGACTGCTGACCACAAATCCCTTGCCTCTGCCACCTCTCATGACTTTTCTGTAGTGATCCTTGGCGGACATCTCTTCGAGTTTCTTTTGTGGGACAACCTTGAATGGCATATCACCAACAATCTTTTCTGCTTCTTTTACATCAGCAGGAGCGACATGGACCTCGCCAAACATGACAGCGTTCTTGATGCCTGCCTTGGTCAACTTATCCTTGACCGACTTCATCATACGCTTGTCTTTTGCGGAACCCTCATCGACTTGCTCGACTTCTTCGGTGTGAACAATCTTACCCTTCTTGGATTCAACCGAAATCTTTACACCTTCCATCCCCGTCATTGTTTTCACCAATTCAATTGCGTCTTCAATTTCGTGATGTTCAATACTATGAAATTGTCTAACAACTTTGTTGTTTTTGATGGCAACTATCGTGAATGGTCCGTCAGACTTTTTCATTTCATCGAGTTCGACTTCATCGGAGACCGACTGCCTCTTATCAGATCTCACTTCCATGCCAGTCTTCTTCTCGAACTGACCACCGAATGCCTTGTTGAGTGCCGAGCGTGCCTCAACGACATTGGCAGGGTTGACCATGATAGCACCCTCTTTGGTGTAGAACCCAATGCCCTTCTTCTTCAATACCTTTTTGATCTTGTCAATCTCGGGGTACTTGTCTTTTGCTCTTACAATCTCATCGAGACTTTCGAGAACGCTCTCATCAAGGTTCTGATCCATGAACTGGAGTAGTTTTTGTGGAACGACATCTGCCAACGCGGTATCCAAGCGGTCGAACTGGTCGTATGCCTTTTCAATCTTCCCCTGTTGTAGTAATCTTAAAAGTTTGAGGAGTTCTTTTTCGTCCTCAATAATTTCTTTTTTATCTTCTTTGCTGTCTGTCCCGGCGAACTGATAATCACGCTCGTTCTTGATCTCCTTCTGGAAGTCTTTCAGGAGTTTCGACGGGACTTTGACTTTTTTTGCCTCTTCGATCTCCTGCATTTGCTTTTGTCGCATCTGCTCTGGAGTCAAAGCACGGAATGGATTGGTGTTACTTTCGATTTGCTGTTTACTTGGTGGATACCACATAGTTTACTTTCCTTGTTCTTCGATAGATCTGCGGATCCATAGGAGATCCGTCTTGATTTCTGCTAGGTCAGATGCGAGTTGAATTCTGAATGCCTCACTAGTGTCTAGTCTTTGATCTAGATTTAGCAATTCTGATTCAATCGCTTCAATCCTGTGTGCGTAATTTGCATTCGTAGTTGCAAAGTTGTAAATAAAAGCGGCGATTGTGACAAACCACCCTACTATGATCGCTGTCATACTAAACTTCTTCTGTAAGGCATCGCTCATCGACATTCTCCTGTGAATAGATAATTGTGGTTTATAAGAAACCGTCTCAATATGTAGTAGTTTTAAAATTCTTATACATAATATCAGAGGTGACACATGCGTCTAGATAAAAATCTTTTTAAATCACTCAATGAAGCATCAAAGAGGGTTCTCGAACCAGAACTCGAAGAGGAAGTTGAAGAGATCACCGAACAGGACAAACTCCCAGACATCAATGATGTCCCCGACAAAGAGGTCGCAGACTATGTGATCCGATATAATCAGGTTGTCAACCGAGCGTTGCGTGCAAGATTCATGTCGAGAGCAAGACGCAAAGCGGTCTAATGAAAAACGCCCCATGTCTGGGGCGTTTCTCGTTATCTGGGCAATTCTTTAGCAATTGACATCATTCTATTTGTAGACCATTCTCTATTTTTGTCAACATTGTCAACGATATTGTCGATGTCTCTACGAAACTCTCTTTCGCCTCGCTGTCTCATTTCTCTCTCATTTGCTACTTGCTTTTCGAGAGCAGAGACTTTATGACTCACTTTCCATACAAACCCAATTAGTGCGAACACCGCTGTTCCCAACGCACCCATAATGAAATCCATGAAGTAGTTGCTCAGTGCTTCTTCCATGAGATTTCTCCCCTCTATGGTTCATATTTTTAGCGAAATTTCACAAAAATATTTATAAATTCATCCGGTCCAATTTGTAAGTAAAATGCCAAGATCCTCTGCATCCACGATACCGTCCGTGTTGAAGTCTGCTGCTCCATCCATACCCCACTGAATGAACAGACTTCCTAGATCGAAACCGTTAATGTTTCCATCGTTGTTAAGATCGCCCCACACTTGTATCTCCACGGTGTATACCCAATCTTTTGTGAATGGCACACCGCTTGCAAGAACCGCATCTGTATAAAATACAACTTGACCGTTATCGGCACACACTTCATAATCTGCATCATGTTGTGTGATTGTGTATTCACCTTTAGGAACGGTAACATAGTGTCTGTATTTAATGCGTCTTGCTTGAGGAGTTTGATTCGTAAGCGTGACTGTGCCTTGCGAGTCGAATAGGTTAGTTACGATTCTTCGATTGTCGATGTAGTCAACTTCAATCACACGGGTTTCTCGGGCAACTCCACCAGTGGTGTGCAGATATCCGTTTTCTAGTTCAAGTCTATGCACATCAAAGGAAACCATCGGGGGACGACAAATCTCCTGCCCCAGAGCGGCAGAACAGAGAATTATTAAAAGTGCGAAAATTGAATTAAAGTATGCCAAGCGTCCGGGCAACTTTCTTTGCAACATCTCCTGAACGGTCCACACGCTTACCTGACTTTTTGATCGGAATGACACGATCATTAGCAACCATGAAGAAATCTCCATTCACGGGTGCTGCTTTCATTCTTTGGAAGAGGAGATCTATAAAGTTTCTCTTCGCCCCCTTTGCACTTTGCACAATGATATCATCGGCAAGTGTCCTAGATCGTTCCCGGTTGCGTTTGAGTGCTATGTTCACATCGGTAAAAACATACACGATGTGTATGTTCTCTGGTTTGTAACCGTATCTTATAAGACTCTTCGATATTTTTTCTATTTCACCTGCAAAACTAAATGTGCGGTCGAAAAGCAAATTAGGATACGCCTCCGGCGAACGATTTGGATCTAGTGTGAGTCTCTTCGACATACGAGAACTCAATTTCATTTGATTCATTTTGCTATGGTACGCTGCTGCTCCCTCGGGTGTCTGTGGATCAACTCCAATCAAGTCCTGAAACCCCTCAATGCCCTTCTCAGACGCTCGACGCATGAGATCCTTGACATCATCCGGATTGATTGTTTTGTATGTCGCAAAATCAATAAATTTTCTTATTGCGGTACTCTTGCCAGACGCAGCACCACCAACGAGAAAGATGACCTGTCCATACTTTGCTCCGTTGTTGGGCGAGATATACGCCTCGTCAAGATATTGTAAAAAAGATTTCATAAGTTAATCCATTGACTCCAAAGTTCCTTACCGTTTTCATCAAGTCCGGTTAGGTGAAGTGCGTAATATCTAGGTTTCCTCGGTTTACAGCGAAGATTCATATCACACTCTTTGAGTAACTTGTTTCCTTTTTTGTTGTTACAAACAAAACATGCCGTGACTAGATTGGTCCAACCATTATCCCCACCCCTGCATCTGGGGTGGACATGATCTATTGTTAAATTTTTTACATTCTTTGTGTGAAGACCGCAATATTGACAAGTGTGGTTATCTCGTTTAAAGATATTTCTACGAGTCGGTCGGACATCTAGTTCGGGTAGTTCGTGAAAACGAACAAGGACGATGGCGGCGGGTATCTCTACCTCACCGGTCACCGTCCTTATCGTGTGTGTCTTTTTGTATGGGGTATGCGGTTTCGTTGCCTTTCCCGAAAGCAAGAGTCTAACTGCTTTTTTCCATGATATAATTTTTAGTATTTGTTCACATGAGTTGAGTAGTAATACCTCTCTCTTCATGCAACTCCCTTTGTGTTAATCATGAGTCCATCATTTGACGAAAGTTTTTTCTGCCCTGTGCGGATTTGAAGTAAAGAACAAATTCTTTCTCACGATCCTCACGACCGACTACAAGATTTGCCATCTTTCGGCGCATCGCAGCGTCCTTTTCCATAACCGCTTTGATTTTTTTCTCCATCGACGCTGTTTTGGGTAGGACGAGACCTATATTGGTGGATCGAGCAATACCAGAACCGGGAGAGCGACCTTGTTTGACAATCATACGATCAGCGAAAGATGCTTCGTCCATGCGGACATATTCACCCTTTTCCTTGTCAAATGTGTATGATGCAGTAAGTTGTTTGGCGGCAACCTTTGGTTTAATGCCCTTGTAGTATAGTTTGAGCATGTCAGTAGGATCAACATCCTTATACTTGCCACCTGATTTCTTAAGTTCCTTCTCGAACTGGGCGAACCATGTCATGAGTGGTTTCTTGTCTTCGTCCTCTTCGTGAACCTCAACTTCTTCCTTTTTGCCCTTCTTACCCTTCGCCTTATATCCGCTGGCGAATGCGGCACGGCGTTGAGCGTCACTTGCGAAACCCTCATCAACATCCTCTTTTATGATATCAATACTCACACCATCTTTATCGACCTTGAGTTTTTTACCAATGCTTTGTGCTTTGGCCAAGTTTCTCTTTGTAACTCGCATTGTTCCAGAAAGATTATCATAAACTCCTATGATGTTTGCTTTCATCAATGCATTCATAAACTTCTTTGCAGCGAAATCACGGTTCTCGTCAAGTTCAACATCCTCTTTCTTCATGCCGGGATACTTCTTCATGATCTCTGCTGCTGCCTTCTTGACATCTCCCTTAAACTTCTTGAGCATGTTGCGAACAAGAGTGTCCCCTTGTTCCCCTAGACGATAACCGTTTTTGTCAAGAATATCAAAGACTTTCTTATCATCGCTCTTGGCATAGTCTTTCATCATCTTGCGATATGCTGGGGTGCTTTCATCGATCTCGACTTCTTCTTTCTTCGTACTCCATGTGCCACCCTCACCCTTGTACCACTTGGATGCCCATGCGTTAGCATATGCGGATGGGTAGACATCAAACTTTGCCTTCGCTTTTGCGATTGCCTTCTTCCATAGTTCCGGGTTGTTGGGAACATTTTTCTCTTGGAGATCGTGCGAAAATTCACCGAATGATTTCATTAGTCAAGTCCTCTCTTTTTTCTACCCTGACAATGGGCGCGTTGGGAAAATCCTTTTGGGTTGTCACAGTCAATACTACTTTTATATTTAGCGGACCAGTCATCTTGGATACCTTGTTTTTTAGGATCTTTATCAGTTACGCCAGTTTTAACGTTAATTGGTTTCTTGCCTTTTCCGCCGTCACCAACATCGCCACGCTTTGCCTTATCCTGTGCATCTCTCTTGCGACGAACGAAAGAGGCGATCTTTTTCTTTCCTAATTTTTTTGCCTTGTCTTTTGACAAACAGGCACTATATGGTTCGCCCTCTTCGGCATCACCGCATTTCCCCATACGCTTGCCGGTTGTGCTATATCTGTCCCATCCACCCTTTTCAACACCACCACCGCCACCACTGCCAAACCACTTGCCGAGTCCAGACTTGGCGTAAACCTTTTCATCTAAGAACTGCGAATATTTAAGGACCGTGTTTTCTAGTTTGGGGTCTCTCTCGGCACCCAGTGACAACGCCGCATCTTTCATAAAGTCAGCGAGATCAATGACTTTTTGCAAATTATCATAATTTGCACGCTTAAGAATAGCATTAACCGCTGGGATGGCAATGAGACTTACTGCAAGATTTGTAGTTTGTGGATTTTTTGCAATAGCGTTTGCTACGGGAGTTAGTTTCATGAGTCTCGCACTTAGACGCTTCATCGCACTCTCGAATAACTCATGCTCGTATGACTCATCAATCTCATCGATGATCGCTGCCATGTCGCCCATTGCGAACGATACATTATCACCACGACGATATAGGTAATACTTCACACCGCCGGGATTTTTCTTCGACTTGAGAATGATACGCTCGACCTTTGCCTTGCCTACTGTGCGGCGACCACTGGTTACTACCAACTCGACGAAGTTCTTGGTTGCCGATGCCATCACCGACTTAAACTTGACCTTGATGGTGTCACCCTTGTTGAGATCATTGAAGATACGAAGCATATCCTTCTGATCTACTGCCTCACCTAGTTGCGAAATTTCAAGCGACTCTCCTCTAAACATTGCCATAGTTTGTCCTATCTCTGTTCTCTTGGTCCCGCGTGGTTTACCCTTGATCAAGTTCTGAATGTCTGCTCCCTCGATAGTTTTGTAATATCTTACACGGGCATTGACATCAGCACGATCCGACTCCTCGTAGTATTCGAGACCGACTTCTCTTGTGTAGACTCCAGCAGCATCACCAATCAGTCCCTCATCCTCCATGATACTAAGAATTATACCGACCTGTCTGTCATTTAATTTTACATTGCTTGCAATAGAAGCAAACTTACCACCAACGACACGAACCCAACCTTTTTTCATTGCCATGTGTTCAATGTTTCGGTCGATGTCGTTTCGTCCTGCCAGAATATCCTCGTACCCCTGCTTTGCTGCTTGCTCAGGATCAGGTGCATCCATCAAGTCAAACTTTTTCTCAAGATAGTCGAGGATCTGCTTCTTGTTGAGACCATAGTCTCTTGGTTTCCTGACGATGAACTCCACATGGTATGGTCGCATACGCTCAGTGGTATATGCCTTCTTCTTTTTAGGATGGATCCATCCCTTGAGTGATTCGATTGATTCATCGAGTTGCACATCCTCTTTGATATCACGAATCATAAACTTGTTAGGTTGGATTTGCTTTTTCAAAAATCTTTTTGCATCTGCAACATCAGTGGGACCGTAAACAGATTCGCCTGTTCTTCGATCAATGACATGAGTTATTTTTTTCCGCTCATCGAGTTGCGTATCTTCTCCCAGAAGTTCAAGACCATTCTTCTTGCGTAGAACATTCATCTGTTGAACGATCTTTTTCTGCTTGGGAGAACCCGGCATGACTTTCAGTGATTGCATAAACAACTTGTTGTGTTCACGCTCATCGTTCTTGTCTTTCCACTCAGCATCCTCGGTCACATCACCCTTGCTCAAGAGTTTCGACACTGGACTATCCTTCTCCCAGAATTTGCAAGACCAATAACCCGGAGTGGTCTTGTCCTTCTTCTCGTCACAATTGTGTCTCGCACGGAAGTTCTTGAGTCGGTCTTCATGATCACGCTTGATAGACAGGTTGGGATCACCGAATGTTACCTTGATCACGTTGCCTTTGTCGTTTCGTACATAGACACCGAACTTCTTTTTCGATCCTTGTGGTAGACGGAACGGATTGTCGAGGTCAACTTTCCTGCCCTCGTATTCACCACTAGTCTCGGAGATGTATTCGCTGAATTCTTTCATTTGTCTCTTCTTAGTTATTTTTTTCATCTTTTCTATAAAAGCAAAGTAAACCTCCGCCGCAGCGGCGAGGTTTTTCTTCTTCTCCGGATCCTTTGCTCTCTTGCTGGCGACCTTTGCCCTCTGACTCATAGCGATTGCTGCCTGCACCTTATGTGCATGGGTGCGATCTGATCGTTCGATCTTGGCAACCGACTCTTTTGCCTTAGCGGCATCCGTGAACCCTAGTCCATGTATCGTACCCTTGGGATCCTCGTCTGTGTAGAGATCACTGTGGGTATCGGGATCCTGTCCCTCTTTGGATTTGGGTATACGCTTGGTCATCGGGTTGTGTGTCTTTCTAGATTCGCCTTTGCCTCTTTGTCTAACGCCGGTGCATTATCAATGATGTGTTGCATACGCTCTTGGAACGCTCCACCCTGTGGTCTATCAACAACGTGATTCGTATCCAACATGGCACTAGGTGCAGACAAGTATGCTTTCACCACCTTACCACTCACTCCACATTCAGGACATGGTTCACCCAATGGTTCATCACATCTAGACATGGTAAGAAAACTATCAAATGACTTTTCACAACTTTCACAATTAAAACTATATGTTGGCATAATATAACTCCTACTCTATGTATTCCTACGGCGACCCAAGAATCCCATCAAAGGAATAGCGAAAATTAAAGGCATACCCGTACCGGCATCTGGGATGATCATTGCCTGCTGTGGCATTGATGGATTATCAATAAACGGTCCCGGCAACTCGAATGCATTAGTCCAAGGAAGATCAAATGTATTCAATGAATCCGCTAGAGCGAAGTCTTGAATCAGGGATGCCATATCGATTTCATTGGGCAAAGCGGTCAGAGACAACGCCTCGTTCGCCAGAAAGGATTCTACGAGTGGGTCAGTAGGGAACATATCAGTGAATACGCTCTCTCTGCTATAACCAAAGGTATCATATACATCAGGACCGAGAAAAGGAGGAGTGAGGGGTCCACCGGCATCTGCCATCTTTTCTTTATCTTTTTCATCCTTCTTGTCATCTTCTTTATCATCTTCCTCATCATTCTGTGCGACTTGCTCGCCACCGGGTGAGGAAACCGGTGCTGTAAAAGTGGGGGTATTATAAGAAATCAAATCGGTCACCTTATTGAAAGATTCAATATAACTTGCAACTTTGTCTATAAGTTCTTTACCAACTATAGTGCCACCAATTACGGCAACTGCCCCAACTTTTAACAATTTCTTTTGTAATAATTCTCGACCTTGTTCGCAAGACTTGAGTGCCTCGCGTTGCTCATTCTTAGACTTCTCTTTGAGGTTTTCAAGATCATCCTTTAACTTATCGTAGTCACTGCATCGTGAACAACCCTCAGAGAATTGATCATTTTTTGACATAATCTTTCTCCTATGTTGTCAATAGTATGTATTTTTACGAGAGTGTTCGCTCTATCGAATCAAGGAACTGAATTATCTCTTCATTACCAAACTCGTTCTTCATGTAGTTGACTGCCATACAGACAAACTGAATGTTATCTTTGGTATATGGTTTACTTGAATCAATTCTATCAAGTGACGCTTTGTATGGACTCTTCGATCTTCTCACTTTTCGCCCCACCGGATCGAGTGTCATGGGAATGTTCGTGATCGCACATTTTGCACCTTGGGCATCCCACAACTCCTTGAGATACTTTCTATCAAAATCTAATAAATCCCTCGTACCATTTTGTATCATTCGTGTTCTCACTCCTCCCATGAAGTATGTAAATTGACTATATTCATCACCCCCCGATAGTCCTATGGTTTTACACTTTCGAGAACAATACAAATTTTTATGTTTTTTACCAGACTGATCTGCAAGATCACATTCCCTACGAGTAAACTCCTTGTCACATACCGGACAATTAAACTTAAACCTTTTTGCTACTCTGCCCAACCTTGCACATTTATCACAGCAATAATGTTTACCTTTAGCACCATTACGACTGTTGTAACTACTCAAGGGTTGAGTGTGTGACTTACCACAATAATCACAATTAAATGTAACCGTGCTTCTTTCGGTTCTTGCACTATTAGAACACTTACACGAACAATACTTTTGCTTCTTGAATCTAGTAGTAAACTCTTTGTTGCATTTTGGACAAGTCTTGGTGTGTAGAGTCTTTGGCATGGTGTATACAATCTTTCAAAAGTGGGTGAAAATGGGTGAAAATGTTGCAAAATCCCTTTTATTAATTAAATAAAAAGGGTATGCGTGGTTTGTGCCGCTCAGGGGCGATGCGAAAATTCAAGGTTCGTCTCAGTCAAGTCCCGCCTCTTTTCGTATTCGTGCGAGGTATCTTGCCGCTCTTTTCCGGTGGTCACCACATGGCAACTTGTACCGCTCGATGATCTCACACGCCTGTCTCTCTGTGTGTTCCTCTAGTCTCAGGTAGTTCACATCGTTACTTTTCTTTTCCCATTCCAACCACACTGGATCGTCGGTGAACCACTGCCACATGTGTGCGTACTCATGTGCGAGTGTGTGTAACCATTTTGTCTTTGCACCACCTATGGCGACAGCGATCACACCGGGACTATCGTCATCGGGTGCGTCGAAGTAACCATCTGTTCTGGTCTTATCATCTGACGAAATGATCGTTTTGCCGGAGCCGAAAAGCAGTTGAACCGAAAAGCGTGATGCTTCTCGGTCTACCATTTTTATAAAATTGTTTGCTTGTGGCGAATTTGTTATCAAACCATCTCCTTCGCAATCTTATCCGTGAAGGTGTTGAGCAGCGGACGGGACATGGTACGCTTGCCAAGATCCTTACGGAAGGCGTTGATGACGCGAGTGGTGGAGGCATCTTCGGGAAGAGCATCCATCTTGTCGCTACTGGTGTAGACAGCGATTTTCTTGTCCATCAGGAAGTAGGTATCATAACCCTTGTGATTCTGCTCGATGAATCCGTCCTTCTTGAAGGTTTCGATCTTCTTTTCAATGTTGACATTGTTGCCCGAACGGTAGTAGAGATCTCGCTCGATGCTCCTCTTGTTGTCGAGGAAGATACCGATGAGGTTGCCACCAGCGATGTCCTTGTAGACACGCAGGAGCATATCGGTGCCGTGGGCAGTCTCTTCGTGAGCATCGAAGGACCACACGCGACCGGACTCCTTCTGGGTGACGGTTCCACGGTATCCACCGAACGGATCGCCATCACCACCATCGGTGATCCAAATGCTG